AAGAAATAGAGACAATAGAAATATAATATTTGTAAATCGCATTTGTGAATCCGATAGTAAATATAAATGTGTGGAAGGAATTCATAGAATATCGTCTAAGAAAGAAAAAGAAAGAATTCCTATTGAAGATTATATTAGTGATTTAGAGATAAGACATACTGAAGAGTTGAATGGGAAGTGTGTCATTTTGATTGACGATATTAAAACCCATGGAACTACTTTTGAAGCATGTTCAAAATTGGTAGATAGCCATGCAACGCCTAGTCTGTTGATAACTATTGCAATTGGGCAAACAAGATCCCATGAAAGTTTTAAAAACGAAAGAAAAGAAATTTTAGAGCCAGACTTTTTTTAATAATATGGATTATAGTAAAGAAGCAAAACAAAAAGTAATGTTATATTGCCTTTACTATAATATTGCACTGAGGCCAATGCGCGTTCTTGATGCAGAGGAATTGGCAATGTATAAAGCATTTATCGAATCTAAGAAAAAGATAATCAAAAAATCAATTATATAAAATAATCTTTCAAACCACATCTACTTTAAAAAAGCATAAAGTAATTTTCAAGCCTTCTGATTGTAATTTATATTATGTCTCTTCGTATAAATTATTATTAACCAAAATTATTTGACGTTTATGGCAAGGTTGTTTTATTTTGCCAAAACTAAAATTATTTGAGGTAAATGTGAGATGAAATCGAAAGGAGTGGCTTATGTGCTTTGGTTATTTAGTTTTTTCGGATGGTTCGGATTGCATCGATTTTACATAGGTAAAGTTGGAACAGGGATTCTTTGGATCTTTACAGGTGGTTTATTTGGACTTGGTTCACTTTATGATTTATTTTCTTTAGGTGGTCAGGTGGATGCTGTTAATACAACTAAAGAATTGAAAGAGATTCGGACTGCAACTTTAGCAAATATATCTAATAAAAACATCTAATCAAAATTCAGGAAACATCTATGTCTACGTTCTTTGCTCTCGTAATTTTATTTGTTCTATTCTGTTTCCCGTTTCTATTATATTTCTATTACAAAAAAGTAAAACAATTCAATGAGCTATATAATAAGTATAAAGATATTATTGATTTAGAAAAACATAAGTCAAATGTCATTAACGAGACCGATGATTTGATACGCGAAAGGAATCGCAAACTGAATGAAATACAAGTAGAGATTGATCAACTAAGAAAAGATTATTTAGAAAAAAGACAATTATTTGAAAACCTAATTCGTGAAGTCGCAATTTATGAAGACAAGTCTGAGATTATAAGTCACGGTTTGTATAAACCTCATTTTGACTTTGATACTTCAGACGAATATAAAGAAGCACTTTTAGAGATAAGAGAATCTTGTAAAGAGATGATTAAATCCGAGACAGCAGCATCTGCTTCAGTTGCTTGGCATGTAAACGGAAGTTACACAGAAGGGAAAAAACAAACAAAACATTATATTAAGTTAATGCTCCGTGCATTTAATGGCGAATGCGATGCAATGATCGCTGATGTAAGATGGAATAATATCTCAAAAATGGAAGAACGAATAGCCAAGGTTCATGATGCGATAAATAAGTTAGGTGAAACACATTATATAAAAATTACAAACGATTACTATAGGTTAAAACTACAAGAATTACAACTTACTCATGAATATAGAGATAAAATTTATCAAGAAAAACAGGAACAAAAGAGGATCCAAGAACAAATTCGTGAAGAAGAAAAGGTTCAAAGAGAAATTGAAAAGGCGTTAAGAGATTCAGAAGACGAAGAAAAACGATACACTAAGGCTTTGGAACAGGCAAAAAAAGAACTGGAAAAAGCCCAGGGCGAACAGTTGCAATTGGTCCAAGCAAAAATGGAAGCTTTGCAAAAAGAATTAGAGAATGCACAAAGCGCAAAACAAAGAGCCTTATCTTTAGCCCAACAAACAAAAGTAGGGCATGTATATGTAATATCTAATATAGGTTCGTTCGGAGAAAGTGTATTTAAGGTGGGGATGACACGGCGATTAGATCCAATGGACCGTGTAAAGGAATTAGGAGATGCGTCTGTTCCGTTTGAATTTGACGTTCACGCAATTGTTTATTCCGAAAATGCGCCTGAACTCGAAAAGTTACTCCATAAAAACTTTGATCATAAAAGAGTAAACCTTGTAAACAACCGAAAAGAATTTTTTGAAATTACCCTGGATGAGATAGAGCAAATTGTAAAAAAACATAATGGTGATGTGCAATTTACAAAAGCAGCTGAAGCAAGGGAATATCGAGAGTCTATGAAAATTAAATTAAATCGTCAAAATACAAATGTATCTACAATGTCAAATGTCTTAGACTCCATACCGCAAAGTATATAGAAAACGATAAAATCTATTATGAAAAACGAGGAAATATAAAAATGGATGAAAAAGTGATCTTTGAAACAAAAGGGAAGGTTCCGCTCATATCAATTATTATGTTAATTGTGTCAGTTATACTTATGTTTATTTTTCCATTGGGGACAATTGCAGGAATTTTTCTTTTTCTTATTACGGTGATGACGTCTCCAGGAAGAAAAATTTATAAAATAACGAACAAAAAAATCATAGCTCCTTTCTTTGAAATCAGCTTTGAGGATATAGAAAGTTACAAACGAAACGGTAATAGTATTTCATTTAAAACAAAATATAAAGATTATTCAACGGATGATCTTCAGGATATAGATACATTTTTCAAAGCGCTCACAGATCAAAAACCAATATTAGATAATAGCAATATAGAAGAAAATTTTTTAGGAATTTGATATTTTGACAGTTTAGATGTGACTCACTTTACTTTTGGTGTAAGTGAGTCCGTTTCTAAAGGCTACTAATTTTTCGACCATCTACTTTAAAAACGTTTCGATAATAACCTTAATTTTCTTTTGCTCATCCAAAGGAATGTTTACTAGCATCTCTGCGATCTCGCATAATGTAGGATTATTAATAATCTTACGGGATAGTATGATCCCTTTTTCAATCAGTTCTTTTTCTGCTTCTGTTACATTCAAAGGAGTTGTATTCTTTTCGGGTCCTATTCCTTTGTGTGTCCACTCTTTTCTAAATCCATACTTTAGTTCGATTATTATCGTAATACGATCAGTCAAATCCCGTTTATTATTCTCGAGCTGACTTAAGAGCTCCTGACTGATTCCAATCGATTTCGCAAATTCGTCCTGGCTGATTTTTTGCCCGGTTCCCTCTGTTCGTATGTATTTGATTCTTTCGCCTGGTGTGTTCAAATAAATATTTCTCTTTAATAAAATTTACTTGTAAAATATTGCAGTGTAATACATGGTCATCCCAGCAACTAAGCATCACAACGCACTGACAGGAGAGATAAATTGAGCGTCGCAAAAAATCAAGGGCGAATTTGGCCCAAAGGTGTTATGTCCCGTGAAGAGATTAAGACGGAGCTGCAGTTTTTAAATAAAACTTATGATGTGATTTCTCACGAAACAGGAATGTCGTACGACGTTGTCCGCGGAACGATTGCGGGAAGAAAACGAAACGCCGTCGTTCTCCAATACCTCACAAAACTTGGAATCAAACACGGAAGAACCCCAAGCCCGAGCCGCAAGGCAAGTTAAGCAACATTACAAAAACATAAACCGCTTCGTGGGTTCCCGACACACAGAGGCAACGATGGAAAATTCGCAGAACAGAGAGAACGAGAGAAAATACTTTTGGCAATACGACGGAGACGGAAGACGGCATTGGCTAAGCAGGGATATGGCAATACTACAGTGTATTCGACTAATGGCTATGATAAACGATTTCCAACAGCACAAGCGAAAGAAGTAAGGACTTGAGAGATTTACGGGATATGACAAAGATGGAATTGAGAGATGGCAATAGAAAAGAAATTGATAACGGAAGCAATAAAGCGACGTCGTCAAAATATGGACACAGAGGCGGCGGATCGAGAAATGCTTATTCAGTATATTCGTCAATTCGTGGATTCGCAACGTGGGAATCAAAAACTTTTAGCCGAAGCAAGCTCTATTCCTCAGAACAAAATATCCAGTTTAATACGGGAGCGCAGCTTTTCACCCGGAATGGATACGATCATAAAGCTTGCCGAAACAATACAAAATATCCAGTAAGTGGATATTATTTACTTGACTTATATCCATCTTGTGGATATTTAATCCCTCACAACAATACCCCAACCCTTAACCAAACAAGCGAAAGTAGTAAGGACTTGAGAGATTTACGGGATATAGCAAAGATGGAATTGAGAGATGAAAAATATACACGATGTGATAACCAACCGAAAGAATTGTCTTCGGTCGGAAGCCGAAGAGAAAGAATATCTAATCGATTATATCCGGAAGTTTGTCGATGCCAAAAGAGGAAATCAAAAACTTTTAGCGGAAGCAAGTGGCATTCGTCAGTCAACAATCTCCAATCTAATACGCAATGCAGGACCATCGCCCGGAATGGAAGTCATCATAGCTCTTGCCGAAGAAATTCAAAAAATTTAAAGTTTAAATATTTAAATCTTGACAAATATTTAATTTTTAAATATATTCCCCACAACAATACCCCGACCCTTAACCAAAATATGGCCGCATCTTTGTGCGCTCATGCAGTGTGAACTTTGTGTTGAGAGATTTAATGAGTGTGATAACAATGGAATTGAGAGATGGCCGCGAAAAAAGAAATGATCGATCAGGCAATAGAACGCCGACAGCACTGTTTAGATACAAGCGAATCGGATCGTGCGCTTATGATAGAATACATTCGGGAATTTGTAGAACTGAAACGCGGAAATCAAAGACGACTTGCGGAAGCAAGCAGTGTTCCGGAATCCAGAATATCCAATCTCTTAAAAAATACTGGCCGACCTCCTGGAATGGAATCTATTATTTCTCTTGCCAAAAGTATTCAAATTTTACACAAAGAATAAGTTTTTATCTTGACAAACTTATTCACTGTGTAAACATCCCTTACAACAATAACCCAACCAAAAATAAAAAAGCCCGGCTGCAACCGGGCTCTGAGGTAAACTTACGTTTAACACCTAAGCGTTTTTTATCTCCTCTTTTGTTTGCGGTCAACCAAAAAATTTAGGAGATACCTATGACCCCACGATACTACCTGTCAGACCGTGCCCGAATTGCGCTCGAATGTTTCGAGATCCGCAACGGATACAAACCAAACCACAAAGAACAGATCGAGATTTTACGCAACGAAGGATTCAACCCCGCAACGATTGCGTTTTTTATGCAGGCCGCTCACACAACTCCCAGGAATTCCAGTGAGGTGTTCGCATGAAGGCATTGATAAAAATCAAACAAAGTCCGATAATGGATAGGAGACATGTCGAAGAAAGAGACGATAAAACAAATTATCGAACACAGACGGAAGTGTGTGGATTCGGAGCAAGAACACCGCGAAGCGTTAATAGAATACATTCGAGAGTTTGTAGAACAGAAACGAGGAAACACAGTTCTTCTTTCACAACAAACAGGAATTCCAGTTTCGCGTATCTCCAATCTGGTCAACAACTCTGGCCGACCTCCGGGCATGGACGGACTTCTAACGCTTGCGGAGGTAATTCAAAAAGTACGCAATGTTTAGATTTATTTATTGACAAAAATAAACATTGTGTAGATATTCGCACCTCATACAACTTAGGAGGTGCAGCGTGAACCCCGACACAGACCACCAAATGGACGCACTACGTAATATCGTCCAACTATCTCAAGACGTGCAGGCTGTCCGTAACTGGATTGATGCGAGTGAACGTATAAGTGAGATCCCATTAACCGAAGAGGACAACAAGCTTATCGAGGACTCACTTGATGACGTTATGCGCACCGTGGAAAAACAAAAGCAAAACGTAAAAGAATCTCGTGCACGTCTCCGTGCATTGTTTGTGAGTTACAGACAGACAATCAGGTATCTCAAAGGACAAGTCAAAGAGCGTGATGACCTCCTTCATACGCTGAGGGCCGAGACGGATGCGATGGCGGACGTCCTTCGGGATATTAAAAAATCATACAGAGTGGACGAGGTGGCGTGATATGACGGCGAATGAAAATCAAATCATCCTTCCGAACGGAGAAATAAATCCGCAAGCATACGCTAATAATCCATTAGAAAAATTGCAAGCGTTAGAGAAGACATTTCCTCCAGACAAATACAATATGATCATGTTTAGTCAGTTTCTTATGAACCGATTTCCTGCAGGTGTAACATTACTTCCACAGTTTATAACGGTAGCAGACACGGACCTCTGGGATGAAACCAATGCGGCGGAAGTTCGATTGAAATCGGGGCAAGTTATGCTTCGTTCTGAGAAAGTGGTCAGCATCGGGCAAGCGATGGGCATCAAACTTCGTAAGGTCCGAGAAGACCGAGAGGTGACCGTTGGCAAAGAGGCACACTTAGAAGCAGCTTGGGTTGCATCAATGAACCTTCCGGATGGAACTGTCATTGAGACTTCAGTCGTAACAAAGAAACTTCCGATGTTTACTTCTCATGGAAAACTACAGGCCCATCTTTCCGAAAACCTTGAGCGCAAAGTGAAACGTAATGCGATCAAGGAACTTTTAAGCATTCCAACAGCAATGCCTCGTGAGCAAGCAAAGAAGGTTTGGGTATGCGTAAAGGCCGTTTTTGATCCAAACTCTGAGAATGGCAAAAATCGACTAAAGGAAATTGAGGGTTCCGCATCTGTTGCAGAAGAGCTGCTCTTTGATGCGGTTCCAGAAATACTACCAGCACCTGTGTTTGATCCTACTGAAGCACGTAAAAAAGGAGAGATGTTTGGAAAGAAAATTCAATCGGCAAAGAACATGGATGAGCTTCGCTCGATTAAAGCAGAAATGAGGGAAGAGGACTATGACGGCTTCTCTTGGACGACTCTGATCAACATCTTCAACAAACGTTATGCGGAACTGAAAGATGTAAGGGATCCAAAGTTATGAAAGTCGGACACATTGCAGACATCCACCTTAAAGGTGGATGGGATACAGAAGAGGCCAGGGCACTTCTCAAGGCCGCAAATCATTTTATAGCGGAAAATGTGAACCTCGTCTGTGTTAATGGAGACGTCTATGAAGACGTCTCTTCTCCAAACGACCGTCTTGTATTTAAGGAATTTCTGCACCGTCTTCACATAAACGGAATGATGACCATCGTACTTCGTGGGAACCACGATAAGGCAAACGATCTGAGAGTCTTCGATGAAGCTGTTCCATTGATTTATCATTGGGGATTTGAGAAGCCGGGATTTGTGGAAACTCCAACTGGATTGGATAAAAGCCTTATGGTCTATACGATCCCACATTTCTCGGCGGGCGCGCTCGCTTTGAAATCCGGATCCGTAGAAGAGATGAACTCAACGGGAACGGAATTGTTTACAGATCTTTTGGAAAACGCTTTCCAAAAACTTCGGCAACACAATGGTCCGAAACTCGTCCTTTTTCACGGAACCGTTTCCGGTGCAAAACTGGATAACGATCGGATCCCACGACAAAACGGAATTCATCTTCCTTTGGGAGTGTTGGAATCACTCGATTGCCCCGTAGTCGGAGGTCATTACCACAAACCTCAGAACGTTGGTGGAAAAGTCTGGTATTCCGGATCAATTACGCGCCAAACCTGGGGAGAAGCAGAGGATGACAAAGGGATTTTGATTTGGGAGATGGATTCGGAAGGGAATTGGTTCCCAGAACCGGTCTTTCATTCTTTAAATCCAGTTCCGATGATTACCGTGAATGCGGAGTGGGACGGTGAGAACCTTATTGATAAGGCTACAAAACAAATCGTTGAGCCATCCGCTTTGCAGCCTGAAGGCAAACTTCGTCTTCGATTTGATGTTTCTGAAAGTCTCAGGCACACCGTTCCGAAAGACTTCGCATTGAAGTTCGGAAACTCCACAGAACTTAGAATCGAAAAAACGATACTTACTACCACTGCAGTCCGATCAGAAGCGATGAGTTTTGCGATCACTATCGAGGAATCTCTTCGTGTTTGGCTAGAAGCAAAAGGAAAGACAATGGAGGAAATTGAAGCACATATCCAAGAATACAAAAAAATCAAACTCCAATCTGAGTCCGAAAACTCTGAGGAGAATGTGGCATGAAATTAATTCGAATCTCCTCAAAAGGATCCATCCCATTCCCGGAAGAAGTGACTTGGAACGTTCCTGGAATTTCGGGAAAGAAAATTGCAATCACTGGAACAAACGGAGCTGGAAAATCTACGCTTCTCGACATGATTTCCATGGCGTGGTTTGGAACTGCTCCAAACAGAAAGGCGCGTTCAGGAAGGGACGAGGGCGCGATTTACGAATGTTTCACAAAAAAAGATTCTTATATCGAGGTCGAAGCTGAGTTCGGAAAAGACATCTGTCTTGTGAAACGTCTCATCGATCCGAATACGAAAACTCAAAAACCTTACCTCTACTGGAACGGGAAGGCTGTCACTGAAGGGAAGGTAAAGGAGTTTGGAGAGAAGTTTTTCCAACTTACTAATCTTAATGAATCCGTTTTTCTTTCCGCTGTCTATCATGCACAAAATGGGAAAGGGCATGTTGTTGGCCTTGATCAAAAAAGCGCCCGCGCCTTGATCGACGACCTTCTTGATCTTTGGAAGTTCGATGAAGAGTTTGAAAACTTTGACGCACTTCGGAAATCGATCGAAAGCGAAGTGAGTGGTGACAGCCTTCTCCTGAAAAATTTATTCGAAGGGAAGGAGGAATCAAATCTCCTTAGAATTCAAATCAATTCGATGGAACAGTCGATCGAAACTTTGGAAACTGAGATTACGCTTTTCCGAAAGTCAGAATCAGATGCAGTTCAATCTCTTGCGGATCTGAAAGCGAGCGTGTTGGATACACGAGAGATTATAGAAAAGAAAGATCGATTGGAAAAAGAATACGACTCTGAAACTGAAGCCCTCAAGAATTTAACTATGCGTCAACATAACAATCAAGTTTACATTCTTGATCGCAAAGATCAAATTCTGAAGGCGGTCGAGACAAACGAAAAAATCAAGAACGAAATCGCAACACGAAAGATCGAGTTAGAGAGCATCGATTTCGAATTGCTTGAAGTTCAAGAGAAGATCGACGTGGAGGCTTTGGAATTAAAGAAGGTAATTTCGGACCAGAAATCTCAAGTTATCTCTCTCGAAAATAAACACAAGTTAGAGCGCGATGCTGTTGCTACTTTAGAAAAGGATCTTGCTACGGTTCGAACAAGACTCGATCAAGCACGGAAGAACTCTTCTCTACTCAATGCAGTTCCATGTCGCAACAAGATTGTGGACGGTGTTGATCTTCCAGAATCGTGTCAACTTCTTAAAGATGCACGTTCGAATCACGCCCAGGTTCCTTCGCTTGTTTTGGAAGAAAGAGGGATTCTTGAAGCCCTTCAGAATAGGCCCGATTTTGAATCTGCTTTGAGTCAAGTACGGGAAGTATTGGAAGAATCACGCAATTCATTAGATAATCTCCATAAGGATCCAAGACTTTCGAACTTGCTAAACATTGGGCACGAAAGACGTACCGCAATTCGAGACCTTGAATCATTGCTCGATGAGCCAACTTTCAAAGACCTTTTGAAGATGGCTCCTGAGCTTTCCTTTGCGGAAGATCGAGTAAAAGAATACAAACGTCAAATCAACTCCGTAGAGACCCGTGTTGCGATGCTTTCCTTTGAATTGGTTAAAGTAAAGGAAATGCTTTCATCGGCTGGAAACATTATGAAATTGATCGAGGAAGGGGAAGATGCTCTCGATATGATTCGCGCAAACATCGAGGAGAAGACCGAAGAGCAGAAGAAACTTATAGGCTCCCTTGGTGGAATGGAAATTCGATTAGAGAAGGCGATCGAAACACAAAGAAGGATCGAAGAAATCAAAAGTGCGATCGCCGAAAAGAATGAACGTTTATTACTTATAAAAACCTTATGCGAAGGACTTTCTCCGAAAGGAGCTCGTGCGCTCAAACTCGATGCGGCTGGTCCGGAAATTTCTGCAACAATCAACGCGATTCTTTCGGAGTGTTTCGGAGGCCGATTCAAGGTTAGATTGAGTACGATCAAAGAAACCGGATCCGGAAAAGACAAAGAAGATTTTTCAATTCTCGTTCTCGATAATGAAACTGGTATCGAGACACTTGTAGAAAACAAATCAGGAGGGGAAGCTGCAATCATCAAAGAAGCAATCTCTCTCGGTATGGCAGCCTACAAACGAAACAAAACAAACGCGGACATCCGAACTCTGATCCGGGACGAATCGGATGGAGGACTTACTTCGGAAAATGCTCACTTTTATCAAAGGATGCTTGATCGAGCATTGACGGAAGGACGTTTCGAACAGGTAGTCTTCGTATCTCACAAGAAAGAGATCCAAGAGATCGCGGATCGTATCTTTTTCGTGAAGGACGGAAAGGTGACGGAAGAAGTTAATGCGTAGCGTAATCCCTGGCACGGCAGGGATAGGGTATCTCCTAAAGAAAGCAGCCGACCGTGCACGGCTTTAAAACCAAAGAGGGATAAAAAATGAGCAAGATATTATTATACGTAGATGGTAAGGGCTGGGAAGAGTTTAGGCTATCGGATAAGGAAGAATTAGAAAAAAGGAATATAACGATAGGCTCCGAAGCAATGATAGGACACAGAGTAATAATAGGAAACAGAGTAATAATAGGAGACGAAGCAGAGATAGGAAACGGAGCAGAGATAGGAAACGGAGCAGAGATAGGAAACGGAGCAGAGATAGGAGACCGAGCAATAATCAGAGACGAAGCAGAGATAGGAGACCGAGCAATAATCAGAGAAAGAGCAGATATAGGATATAGAGCAATAATCAGAGAAAGAGCAGGTATAGGAAACGGAGTAATAATAGGACACAGAACAATAATAGGATAAAGAGCAAAGATAGGAGAGAGAGCAATAATCGGAGACGAAGTAATAATAGGACACAGAGTAATAATAGGACACAAAATAATAATAGGAAACGGAGCAGAGATAGGAAACGGAGCAAGGACAGGAGACGAAGTAATAATAGGACACAAAGCAATAATAGGAGAAAGAGCAACGATCGAACACGGAGTAACGGTTAAATCAATAATCTTCTCGGGATCAATGCATGTTGTTTCGTATTGGGGAGAGGATCGAATACAGATTGGTTATAAATCAAAATCGATAGCAGAATGGATTGACTGTTACAAGGACATCGAAGGGTATAGCGACGAGCAGATTGAAGAATATCGTCAATATATCTCTTTTATCTCAGAGTTCCATAAATCTGAGATAAAAGTATTATAAAAACGGAATATATCTTGAGCTAAAAAGGAGCGTGGAATCATGAAAGTTAAAACATTAATTAAGAAACTAGAGAAATGTAATCCAGAAGCAATTGTAGAATTCGGCACAGCTTCTGGATCTGAGTCAGGTAAGGTGATCGACGTGTTCGCTGAAAAGGATAAAAAAATAGTAACACTTGATCTCGTATCGACTCATTTTTTCGGCGAAAAAGCGGATTGGTGACACTATGAATTTTGAGCTATACTATTACGATTTTATAATACTCAAACAATACGCAATACTAACCGTGTGGTATAGTCTTGCGCTGGCATGTGTATCTGGGTCTTCCGTAGTTTGCTCTATATGCATAAGGACTTTAATCAAACTATGGAACCCAGCTTAAAATTTTTGATCGGATTAACTGCAATTTCCGTTGTATCGGTGTTTTACTTTTTGCAGTGGTTACACGGTAGATCAGAGGATTATGATGCAGACGATCTTATACAAAAGTGGAGTCACATACGCAAAAGTTATTTAACACAAGAGGACGCCGCTTTAAAGGCTGCAAACTCTACTGATAAAGCTAAAAATACAAAACCGGTTTCTTTTTTGGACCCGACAAAGCGACATAAAGGACAGTGAGGGGGAAGGATAATCATGGTTGCGGATACGCAAAACGAACACATAAATATTATATTACAAAAACATAAATTTACTCAGATCAGGCCGAACGAATGGAATTTTGTTGGAACTGTATATACGAAGATGGCTTTAAAATACGGGACAATGGAATTTCATCACGTTGATTTTGGTATTTGTTTAACAATAAATATTAGTGATCAGATTATAATCAAAAAAAACAACTCTGTTGTTTTTGTAACGGATAGTCTGGATGATCTTGATAGTTATCTAAACAATACTCTCTACCTGGTCCCGCCTTTGTCTAAGACAGAGTGTGTCGTATGAGTGCCGTTCCTAGTCGAGTTCCACGTCCCAATCGGCCCGAGGGATCTTCTTATGCTGTTGTTGATTTTAATGTTGTTAACGGATTCGGACTGACAGACGGAGAGAAAATAATTTTTTCGCTGATTCACAATCTTAGTAATCGGAAGGAAGGGTGTACTGCAACTAACGATTATTTTGCGAGACTATTAGAGAGGTATAACCCGTACGAAAAAGATTCTGAAAAACTTTTGGCGGAAAAAACGAAAGCTGAAAAAGCCATTTCGGCCTCTATCTCAAGGTTAGCAAAAAAGGGTGCGATAACAGTCAGGCTTTTAAAAACAAAAAACGGGACAAGTCGGTTTATTTTTTCTAACGTTCGAATCATCAAACCCACTCCACAAAATATAGACCCGGGTCCACAAAATGTGGAAGACCCCCCACAAAAAGTAGAGTGGGGTCCACAAAATATAGAGTGCATGCACTCCACAAATTATGGAGCAGATATTAAAGGGGATAATAAACTAGATAGTACAAAGAAAGAAAAAGAGGTTTCTTCTGAAACTATTACGTTTGTAAACGTTTACGAAAAAACAAAGGAGCTTCTCGCTTCGAGGAATATCGAATACGTTCATACTGTTGGAAAAGAAACCTCTGCTTTAAATTGGTTTATGACTTCTGGTCTTTCGGCTGATAAGATTATAGAAGTTGTATCTAATCTTATACGGATCAAAGAGTCTAAGGAATTCAAAGACGATCTTAAATTTTGGAAACCGATTCCGATCACAATTGCATCTGCAAAATCTTATTACGAAAAAATACAATCAACTATAGTCGCGCTAAAGCCGCCATCCTCGGAACGACCAACACAAACTAATCACCAACCAGATTTTGAATACTTCGAGGATTATATCCAGGCACAAAAAATATCACCGACAACAAAACAGTTTATCCTAAGTGCAAAATCACCGGAGGAGTATTACGATCCAAATTCGACAAACCCTAAAATTACATATGCGAAATCATTTTACGAAACATTCAAAAAATCTAAACAAGACAAAGGGGAGCCATGCAAGTTCAAAAGACCAGCCGCAGCATGACGAACGAACAATTGGGAGCGTCAATTCGTTGGCATCTTAACAGTGGATATCGTATTGAGCGAACATACGAGATACTTGCGGATAGGGGAGCAACATTAGCACTCGTTGAATCCGTTTGGAGTAAGATGGAATCAGAGCGTGCAGAACTGGCGAGGAGAGGAAAATGAGTCAAAATAAACTGCTTAGACAATACGAAGTTGTGAACTTCGCAATCAAGGAAGAGGGCATGGAGCTTCGATTTCGAGACAACTATTCCCGCCGGGCTTTCGCCCTTCCGGAATTAGAAATCTCGGATGAGAAATTTCTCACCGCGTTTAACGCATTCAAGGCGGATGTGAACGAAGTCTGTGAAATGAATTTGGATCCGGAGGACGTTTTCCTTATTCAGCCTACGCAGGTTTTGTTTTCCTATTCTTTGAAGCACGGACTACAAATCCAAATCGAGGCAATCAAAAAACTGTCCGAGAGCGGAGACGCTTGGAAAATTAAAACTCCGAAACGTTTTGAAAAACACCGCGTTAAGGAATTCAAAATAACAGAGTCGTTTTTTGCCCGGATCGAGAATTTCAAAGATCAGGCGAACAGGGTGATCAGAGATGGGAATCTGGTTCAAGTTGCGAAAGTGGCTGAACAGCCACTACTATTCAATCGGAACGACGCGGCGTAATTCGTGAAACCTCAACGCGACGTCACACTGGATCAGTTCCTCGAAGCGTTTGAAGAGGGAGAACGTAGGGTTGCGGAAAAACCCGCAGTCGTTTCTAACGTGCGCGTTGAGGATCGCGGGTTTTTCACGGAGGAGCGATTCTACAGAGTCGAGTCGCGTAAAACGGGTGAGCTGTGTTTTGCGTCACGCTGCCTTGAGCAAACGGCAGAACGCGCAGGTTGCTATCAGGTCACGAGGTATTCGGATCACAGACGTCGCTGGGTGACGACAGAGGAATTCGTGACACAGTTCCGGAGACTCAAGGAGGTTCCGGAAAGAATCTACGTTAGTGACGCGTTGGGCGTAAGTCCAGATTGGAAGAAGACGGCAATTGAAGACGACGAACAAGGAAGTTTGTTAAGCGAAGCCATGGAGAGCATGAGAAGAAACAAACAGAGCAGAGAGGTTGCGTAAGTCGATGATCATCGCAAAAAATCAAAGAGGAAAATTCGTGGCGAAATTCCGCGATATTAAAGATCGCTTGTGTGCCGTTACTGAAGCGGATGCTGTCGGTAACGAGCAGACGGTCTGGTGTGGAATTGAGTGTGCAGATAGAATGCGCCTAACGCGAACGCAAGCCGGTTATTTGTCGCTGCAACTTCAAAAGTTTTCAGAGACGGGGTCTTTGGAATGAGTGCGTTGAAAATAAATCCTTCATTCGAAAAGAGCGCATACGATCCAATCACGGAAAAATTCCTGATCGGAATTGATCCTGGAACAAAAACGGGGCTCGCTCTTTGGGGCGTGGAAGATAAAAAACTCATGCACTTGGGAACGTATCGCTTCTTTGATGCGCGTGATTTAATTTTGAAATATAAAAACGACTTAGAAATTTGCCTTCTCATCGAGGACGCAAGAAAGCGCAAATGGTTCGGACCAAACGCGGACGCAAAACGTCAAGGCGCCGGAAGCGTTAAGCGTGATTGCGCATTGTGGGAAGATTTTTGTAACCGAGAGGGAATTCCGTTTCGACTCGTTCATCCGAAGAGAGGGGCGACGAAGTGGGATGAAATGCAATTTAAAACTTACACGGGATGGACGGGTCGAACTTCAGAGCACTCCCGTGACGCGGCAATGTTGATAGTAGGACGAGGACGCTATTGAATGAGTTGGCACTTTTCGCGGGCGCTGGTGGAGGAATACTCGGCGGAAAACTCCTTGGATGGAGAACCGTTTGCGGAGTGGAAATCGACTCCTTCCGTGCTCGACGACTCATGCAGCGACAAAATGAAGGACATTTGCCACCGTTCCCCGTTTGGGATGATGTTCGTTCCTTCGACGGATGTTTATGGCGCGGACTTGTTGACGTGGTATCGGGCGGATTTCCTTGCCAGGACATCTCAGCAGCAGGAAGAGGGGCCGGCATTGACGGAGAAAATTCCGGTCTCTGGAAAGAGATGTTCAGAATCATTCGCGAAGTTCGACCGCGCTTCGTCTTCGTGGAAAATTCCCCAATGCTTACCAGGCGTGGACTCGATAGAGTTCTCGGGGCCTTGGCCTCAGTGGGTTTCGATGCGGAATGCGGAGTGTTATCAGCGGAAGAAGCCGGAGCTCCACAAATTCGGAAAAGAATTTGGATTGTTGCCCACTCCAAGGAAATCGATGGGGAAGGCGGGTTGGGGGTTCGGCAAAGCTCTGAATCGCTACAGCGAACGAGTGAAGAATCTCGCACTAACGCTAAGCGGTGGATGGAGTCCGTCACCAGAAATGCTGGAGGCGGAAATGGGATGGCCTATCGGGTGGACCGCACCGAAGCCATTGGCGATGGACAAGTTCCAGCAGTGGTTAGACTTGCATGGACTATCTTGAATAATATTAGGAAAAGTGAATGAATTTCGAAGTAGGTAAATTTTATAAAATCCCTTGTGCTGAATTAATAGGACCTAAAGGCAAAAGAGTTTTTGTCCCAGTTAATGGCCCTGAGCATTCAGATCCACAATTCGGAGCGAAGGAGGATCATTATCACATTGATGCGAGGTTCATTTCAGAAAATTCTAATGAACAATTTTCCATTCAATCCGGATTTACAAACAAACCAGTGTGGACGGGTCAAAAAAATATAATCTTCGGAGAACGGTTTTATTTCTATGGGATTATTTTTAAGAGGAAGCTTTGTCGTTCGAATGTTACGGGTCTTCTTGGGCCAAACCCATCGGACCGTGCACCGGAACTTGAGAAATACAAATCGTGGGCAAAAGGCTTCTTTGGGAAAAAGTGCCATGGCAAGAGATGCCCACATCTGGGAACGGAACTCATCGAGGCCAATGGAGTTAAATTCTGCCCACTCCATGGCCTAAAATCAGACAAAGAGGGCAGTGAGATTGTAGGATATTTTTTGCCAGAACAAGGAGTAGGAACGATATGAAAATTCATATTTGCGACATCTGCAATAAACATGAGCAATGGAATGACTCTTGGTCATGGGAAGGTGACCTTGAAGATTTTCGAGACGAGGTGACCTTTAAGGTTTGTTCTGAAAAATGCAAATTAAAATCAGAAAAAATGGGAAAGAAAAAAATATATAAAAAAGCCTCAGTAAACAGATTTAATGAGAGAGAAATAAACCGACCTCAAGGAATAGTAAAGTCATGAAAGATATGAAAGTGTTTTTAATTAATGATTACGAATATTGGGCGGCAACATCTTTGCGACAGATTGTACGTTATTTAGCTAAAGAAATAGAGGGTACTATTAAGGAATTTATTTCAGAAAACGTATTAGAGATTGTTGATATAGACGAACGGTATGTTTGTGGAGATGATGCGGCAACGCAAGATTTTCTGAAATTTGGCGGAACGGAAGAAGATCGATATTGGTTGGAAAAATTGGGGGCAGTAGTCACCTTTAGACGTTATATAGAACTTTGTATCGACTCGGGCCATGATTCAAATGGTCCTATTTTTATTGCCTGTAGGGATTGAAGCCATGATCGTAATTAAAGTTGAAATCTGGCCGAATGGCGACGAGTCAAAAGCACGTGAGCATTCGCGTGCGTATATAGCAAACGACGGAAAGACGGTAAAAGAAACAAAGGGCGCATACGGATCGTACGACGCTCGATTTATGCAGAGCCAGGATTTTAATCCGAAGAGAGTTTGGAAGTCGAGCAGGGCAGAGCGTATCCATAGGAAGCTACGCGGTGTTTGGGATATTGTCTACGTTGCGCTTCGGAATGCGGGAATGGAAGAGAGGAATAAGGGATGAAAAACTCAAAGATAGAATGGACTGACCACACTTGGAATCCAGTGACTGGATGCACAAAAGTTTCAGCCGGTTGTAGAAACTGTTACGCGGAAAAATTAAGTAAGCGGAAATTCGGAGAATGGAAAGATAGAGACTTTTCGGAAATTCTTCTCAAAGAGCACAAACTTAAAGAACCATTTTCGATCCGAAAACCTTCGAAAATCTTCGTAAACTCAATGTCTGATCTTTTTCATGATGATGTTTTGGATTCGTTCATTGACAGAATTTTTGGCGTGATGGCCTTAAATCCCAAACACACGTTTCAAGTTTTAACAAAACGTCCGGAACGAATGTTAGAATATTTAACAACTGAAGACCGTGCGGGCGAAATAGGTGACGTTGCGTACTCTTTTGTGGAATCCAATCGGCAAACGAGGAGTATAAAAATGCCGCACGAATCGACCGACAAGTGGTCTGGATTAGTCGAGTGGCCGCTCCCAAACGTTTGGCTTGGGGTATCAGTTGAAGATCAAGAAACAGCGGATGAGAGAATTCCGTTTTTGATGGAAGCTCCAGCGAAAATAAAATTTATATCAGCAGAACCACTTTTAGGTGAGATTGATTTAACGAACTTAGAAACAGAAGACTATGGCACAGTCAACGCGCTCAAAGGCAACCTCGATATTTTATCTATGGGCTATTACGAGGATATTTGGGGAACGCTATCTCCTATCGATTGGGTTATAGCAGGAGGAGAGTCAGGCCCGAATGCAAGACTTGTGCGGCCAAATTGGATTCGAAATTTGCGTGATCAGTGTACAGACGCAGATGTTCCGTTCTTCTTTAAGCAATGGGGTGATAAGAGAAATTCTAGGGCGCGCCTTGACGGGGAAGAGTGGAAACAGTTTCCAAAAAAAGCAGCGGAAAAGGCGAATATTGAATGCGATTGAAAATCGGTGATAGAGTCAAGACCCCGCACGGTGAGGGCATTGTTCACTCGTTCGAAAAGGACCGTGTTGGTAGACGGATTTGTGTTACGTTGGATAAAAAACATTTGGATAGGGAGTTGCTTTGTTATTTTGATAACGATGTGATTTCGCTAACTCGATTCCGTTTTAGGAGGAAAAAAATAGTATGTCATTAAAAATCAGATTCTTACGCAAGATTGTGGATCTTAAATACAATCTTCAGAAGCTAAGGCAAACGGGTAGTAGTTATAAGATACTTGGAAATATTCTTGATTACTCATTTATATGCGTTTACTTAAATCACAACTTTGGTGGTTACCTGAGAACTTGGCGTTTGTTTATATTAAATTTAGATTATATTAAATATAGTGACGTTCTATACAATTATCTAATGATTGAATTTGGTATATTCGGGTTTTGGTTAAGTATTTGGATTAGATTGTGTGGGAGGAAAAAAATAGAATGTCATTAAAAATCAAAACCTGGAGAAAGATTGTGGATCTTAAATGGTTTTTCATATGGTTAAGGCGTAATAGTAGTATTAATTTAATAGGTAAAAATCCATTTGATTCATTTATAAATGTTTACTTGGATCATTCTTATAGCCTTACCTCTCAAGACAGTAAACATTTAATTACATTAAATTTATATTATTTTACTTATACTGAGATTCCACTCAAACGTTTGGTCTTTGAGTTTGGTTTATTGGGAGTTTCCTTAGGTGTTTCGATCAGATTGTGTGGGAGGGTAGGGGAGGAATAAGTATGAAAGAAGAACAAATGACTCCACAAGAACGCCGTGAATATATCGCTGAAAAAATTTTGGGATGGAAATTTCTGCCCAACCATAAAGGTGATAGTGGATTTTATATGATGTCAAATTGGGCATATGATAAAGGAAGAATAATATCAATGCCTAGAATACCTAGAGCAGTGAAGCCGGAGGAACTTCCCGACTTCGAATCCCTTTTGGAGTGTATTGGTCCTTTGTGCGAAGTAATGTTTCCGATGCTTGCAGGAGAAAAGTGGATCATTTCGTTTTTAAACAATGGTCACGTGAGCTTGAATGATTCAGAAGGCTGGGAAATATTAGGCATTAGAACAGGACCGCTTGCGACGGTCCTTGTTGATGCACACATGAAAATCACAGGAGAAAAACGGAATGGATGAGAGAATTTTACGGGCACTTGCTACTATAAAAGGGCAAGATTGGGTTAACTGGTTTACAGAATCAGCCTTGATCACCGATCAAATCTGGGTAGAGAATTTCCGTATTACTAAAAAACTTAAGGAAGAGCATTTTGAAGATGAATCAACTGATTGTTATGGCAAATACGGAACTGCATTTATAGATCAATCTCCATCAAGCGATTACGGTGATACTTTTTATGGTACAATTTATTTTAAGCTAAATTCAAGACAACGTTATCTTAAATTTGATTACGCTTGTTAAAAGGGGAAAGTATGACTCTAAAAGAATTGGAAAGCTTTCGAGAGGATTTGAAGACCGTAACGGGATTTACTGACGTTGAACTCGCAAAGCTTGAAACTGAGTTTTCGAAACTTCCGGTATTTCCGGATCTGGGATCAGGTTTTTACGCGGTGTTTGTTGAGGGAGCGGCCGCGTATCGAAATATGCAGAGGGAATTATGAACGTTTATATAATTTCGGAAGCATACGAATGTGAAAATATTTGTATTGTTTTTGCAAAAACAGAATTAAGAGCCAAGAGGTTATATTGGGTTAATAACCAATATAATGAATATAGTGATTTCGATGACTTATATGAGATAGATAAAATATCACCAGAAGATTCATTAGAGATTTTTAAAGTTATTGGGGACTCGCCTGAATTTGGAAAAGTGATTAATGTAGAAGAGGATGAGAATGGGGATTTTAAAAAGTTAAAACCCCTTTTACGTAAAATGAAGTGGAGGTGTGGAAATGAGAACACCATGTGTGAAATATGCGGACTTTATCCGTTCGGAATGGACGAATATTTTTTAAACGATGAGGGCACTTGCAAGGAATGTGCAAACTTCCGATGACTAACGTCCAAATCATCAAACTTATATCGACCTACACAGTGCCTTGCGTTGTCGTCGGGTGGGTTGTGATTGCCCTCTTTGTTTGGCTTCCGTTGTGGTGGGTGGTGACAAAGTATTTTGGAGATGAGCGAGATAGGAAATGATTTTAGAAACCTTTTTGTTTGTATTGATGTATACGGTTTTCCCGTGGATAACTTGTACGGCTATTGCCTATATGATTTTTGATATTGTATTACTTTTTGCAGACACTATGTATACGCTATGGAAACTAAAGCAGTTGGAAAGAGCTTATAATTCCAAAAAAAGACATTTCGAAAACCATTTCGTACAATCTGTTAAATGTAAAATGGACAATAGAAGATTGAGGAGGCCGATTCTTTGAAAAAAAATAACGCTAAGGAAGAAAAACCGAGCAAATCGGACAATTTTAGGAAAAATAAACCACCCATGTATTTTGGAGAAGTGCCAAAGATTGTGGCTGATGCGAAGCAAGGTGAAGGCAATGACCCCAGTCTTGGAAACGTAAAAAAGAAAGGGAAATCTTGTGAGTCAGGGAAAGGTAAATATCCATAAGACGGGTAAAGGAACACAGAAAGCAGTTTTTTTTGATATATTCGATCGTAAATATTCTGTTGAAGAGGCAATCGACGCGAAGAAAAGCGGGCCATCGATTTGGTTTGGAAACGAATTTGGAGACCGTGGACGATTTAGCCAGGAGCAAGCAAAGCAACTTGCGGAACTGCTTTCGAAGTTCGCCGAAACTGGGAAATTGGCATAAGAATGCAATTGAAGTGATCTGGTTTTTTCTGGATCGACCAAAGGAATTATTTAATTCAAAAACAACAAAGGAGAATACATGAAATTCTTGTTCTGTTTAATTCTGGGATTTACGCCTCTTAATTGCGGATTCCTGAACAAACTCACTTCCGAGTTCGTAGAATATTCGAAAGTTTGCGTAAACGGCGTCACGTATTTGCAGTTCCCTTCGGGGGTTGCGGTACAGGTGGATCAAAAAGGAATTCCGGTAAGCTGTGAGTGAAATGAAGACTCTGGAAGAAGGTTTATATACAAAGAGCATTATCTACGATTTTGAGAGTAGAAAATCAGTATTAATTGAAATCACATATTTCTATCCAATAGGCGAATCTGTAATATTCAGAGTGAGCAATTTTTTGTTTCAGAAACTCTTAAGGGGCCGAATTCGAAAAGACGGAGTCATCAAATTCGATTCATTCAAGGCGATTGAAACACTCTCAACCTCGGAAGGAAGAGAACTCGCATGGAAAATTTACGAAGAGGTGGATAAGGTCTTAGAACTACCAGACGACTCTTTCCCGCCAGAGAATTTTAAAGAAACGCAACCCCACACAGAAAATTGACCCTTCGGAATGCGGCGAAACTCATGGGAATCTCATCAAAGACTCTCCAGTGCGTCGTTCACGAACTCAAACTTATCCGTTATGTCGAAAAGTTTAATACACAGAACCAACGTACTTTCGACCTCGATGAACCTGACATCGAAAAACTTCTCGATTTAAAGACGAAGTCAGGCGCAAGGAATTGGAAATCGTTTTTGACCATTTTCTCTGATCGTCCACAAATTAAAATATATTCGACTAAGATCATTCACGAGATAGATCCCAAGCTTCTAAAGAAAATTACTAAATGAAACTATCTATTTCAGAATACAAAATGTTTGTAAATACACTTGTGGGCAGTCGCGGAAGATGCGATTCTTGTGGAAACACAGCTACAGAAGTCGGACAGAAAAAACTTCACGTTCATCACCTGATCCACGTTGCGCGCCTCGGCCTTTCGGATCCGGCAATTCTTGATGAAGGAAACATTCTCGTTCTGTGTAATCATTGCCACTCGCTCTTTCATCCACTCAAAAGGGAATACAACTGGTTTATAGCTGGAGTTTCCAGAGGAGTCAACATTGTCAAAACGCACTAAGCCAGAACACGTTGGGAATTCCCGACCACGACCGCTTTCAGTGAAAGAACTCAAAGAAAGTTCAGAAATTACGTTTCTCCGGTATTTACTTAAAGAAAGTCTGATTCGTTATCGTGAAGCCAGGAATCTCGAACGTAACCGGAAGATCATCTATCCAGAGACAACCTCGATTCTCCGCGACTGCGAACGTCTAATTCGCACACTTCGCCAACTTTCTGGAAAAGGAAAAAATCTCGTACCAGAAAAGAAAGAATTACAGGAGTCGATTCACCGGAAAAAAACCTCAATGTTCTAAGTTATGGAAAACAAGAAGGAAAATAATAAGAAAAAACCCAGGAAGAGAGAAAATTCTCTGAAGAAAAAATTGGAGAATAGCGATTCGGAAAAGGAATTCGAACCAGTTCTCACAGAGAAAAACAAGCTTTTTGTCGAAAATTACGTCTTCCACTTTCGACTCAATGGTAAGAAAGCCTATCTGGAAACATATCCTGATGCAAATGAAAAATCAGCGAATGCCGCCGCATCTCGACTGTTAGCTAAAGCTAGTGTTCGGAAGTACCGAGACCAGTTGATCCAAGATGTGATTTCGTCTAAAAAAGACGAACTGCAATTGCTTTTCGTTGAGATAAATCGGGAACTTGTATCCGCAACATTGGCCGATTACATCGATGACACTGGGAATGTTGATATTGAGAAAATCAAAACGCTCCATCCGGCCGCTGTAAAAGAGATTACTACCCGACGCACATTTACGAAAGCCGGTGACGAGATCGTCGACCGGACGTTTCGACTCGCAGATAAGACGAAATCGTTGGAGATGCTTGGGAAATACACGGGAATGTACAAAGATAAAGAAGGCGGGGACATCCATATTCATTTCGGAACGGAAGAGTCTGGTTTGTGAGGTGCGAATTCATTGAGTGTCGTGATTTTCGATCAGATAAAGTGGAACGAAAAGCAGAAGATGGCCCTCGAACTGCTCTCAGACACAGTAAAGCGATTCATAAAGTTTTGGGGTGGTAGTCGGTCTGGAAAAACTTTTCTGTCCATCCGGGCGATCCGGGTCCGCGCTTTGAAATATCCGGGTTCGAAACATCTCGTATGCCGATATTCGTTTTCAAATGCAAAAAAAACGATCTGGCTTCAGACGATGCTCCCACAATTTAGGAAAGATGAAAAACTCGGCTTATGCGAAATCCTTGAACAACCTGGAATTGTCCGGTATAAAAATGGATCTTACGTTATCCTTGGAGGACTTGAACCGTCCTCGATTGACTCGATTCTCGGGGCCGAATATGCTACGATTTTCGTCACGGAAGCAAATGAAAATAAATGGTCTGTGATCGAGTCTCTTATGACACGTTTGAATGACACTGCAGTCAACGATACCGGAAACATGATCAAAACGCTATTTATTGTAGATCTTAATCCGACGACTAAACAGTCCTGGTCTTATAAAGTCTGGATGCTTGGAATCAACCCAGAAGGAGAAAAACCAATCGGAAATTTTTCTGAGTACGGAAATCTCCACTTCCGGCCAGAAGACAATATCGACAATCTTTCAAAAACATATCTCACAACATTAGATAATCTTTCGGGTGCGAAACGGCAACGCTATCGAATCGGTGATTACGGTTCGTATGAAGGACTTGTCTTTAATCTGGATGAAGAGACGCACATTGTAGATGACTTCAGGATCCCGACAAATTGGAAGAAAGTTCGCGCGATCGACTTCGGATATACACACCCTTTCGTTTGCATTTGGCTGGCTTATGATGCCGCGAATGACTGCATATACTTTTACCGCGTTCATTCCCTTGCACAAAACACAGTCCGAGCACACGCCGAATATATCAAAAGACTTTCTATTCTCGACCTTCCCGAGCAAGAGCAGAACGGCCCAGAAGCTTGGCGGCTTGCGGAAAAACTCTACTCGTCCACGGTAGCCGACCATGATGCCGAAGACCGGGCGACTCTCCATGAATATGGAATTGTAACGAAACCGGCAAACAAGGAAGTCTTAGCGGGAATCGATCACTGTATTGACCTCCTGGATTTCAACGAACATAAGCGACCTCGAATGAAATTTTTCCGTTCTTGCACTCCACTTCTCAATGGACTCAACACGTATCGGTGGCGCTCTGCAGAATCGAAGTCAACAAAGCCAAAGGACCGCGAAATAATTAAGGAAGATGACGACGAAGTTGACGCTATGCGATATGGCACAATGGAAATGCTTCCGAATGCGAAGCCTTTTATCGCTTCGGCCCACGTTGCTCACTAAAAAAATTTCGAATTTCGCTGACTGTTTTTCGTAAAAAAACTACTGTCGAAATAGATGGCGGAAGATCCGAACAAAATTATTTTAGAAAGGCACCATCCTGATATATCTGCACGTCTTGAGGCGTATCAACTTATCACAGATTCCTTTCATGGTGGTTTAGATTACATTAGAAAAGACTACCTCGTTCAGTACTTGAAAGAAACTTCAAATGTTTACGAAAATAGAAAAAAAAGATCTGTATTTTTAAATCACACAGCACCAATTGTCGACGTTCTTGTTGGACTGCTTTTTAACGAAAAGCCAAACCGAAAAGTCCCATCCGAAATCGAAGATATTTTACTTCACGCCAACAAAAGACAAAGTTTTCAGGAATTTTTCCAAGAAGTTGCTACAAAATCACTGTTAAATACCTGCGGAATTCTCGTAGATTCGCCTTCGTTTGATCCAAACGAAATCAAAACCCAAGCGGCCCGCAAAGCAGCCGGTTTACAGCCTTACCTGGTCCTTTACGAACTCAATCAAATCCGTGATTTTTCCGTAAATGAAGCAGGAGAACTTCTTTGGATACTTCTTGATAATACGTACGAAGAAGACGAAGATCCTTTTCGTAAAAGAAAAACGATAACACAATATCGACTTTGGACAAAGACAACTTATCAAGATTTTACGAAAGGGGATAAAGATCAGGTCGTTACTGCACAAGCGATACCTCACAATATCGGGAAAGTTCCGTTCGTTTTTGTAAGTTGGAACGATAAGACAAAGACACTCATAAATCAAACCGTCTTTGAAGACATTGCAATAATCGATAGGAAAATCTATAATTACCTGTCCGTAGCGGACGAGGTAATCTATTCAGGTTCATTTGCTCTTTTTGCCTATCCAGGTAGTATTCCGGATGCAATAGAAAAATCAGGACTTGCAAGTCTTGATTGGATTACATTTGATTCCAATTCCAGTCACCTTCCTACGTTTATAAGTCACGGAATCGAAGCATTGTCTGGAATCGTATCTTTTATAGATAGCCTTGCAAAAAAAATTCTCCAAAAAGTCGGCCTCGATAAAGACGAAGAAAAGTCTGGAGTTCAATCGGGAAAGGCAAAATTGCTTGAATACAAAGTTGCAAACGCTTTTCTTTTATCCGGTGCGACGCGACTTGAAAAGGCCGAAATTGAATGTCTTGAACTTGCACTCAGTTGGCTAAGCTCCGAATTAAAAGCGTCCGAGATTTCAGTTACCTACAAAAAGAAATTCGAATCTGTTGATATTGACAAAGCAATCAACACACTCCTTACGATCTTTAACGATCTTAAATATACTGCCGTCAAGAAACGAGTTGCAAAAGAAATCGTGAACACGACGTTTCCGGAAATTCCGGAAAAAGAAAAAAATGAACTCTTCGATGAAATTGATAACACGAACGAAGACGAGCTTCCCGGTTTCGTAAAGAAATACATCGAAGAGCAAAGCAATAATTCGGCTGCCCCTTCCGACAATGGGGCAAAGAAGACTAACGGAAGTTCCTCCGACACAGGAACGAAACTAAATCCGGGTGGCGATCCCGATAACAGCGCAAGCGGTTAAAAACCGAGACAGGAGTAAGTATGTTTTTAAGGAATGAGCATAGAGTTATGGAAGAGGACAAAGGTGGCGAAGGTCAAGGTGGTGCTGGCGAAGGTGGCACAGCAAACGAAGAATTTGTGGAACTTAACATTGCCGGAACTTCTCATAAGGTTCCTAAAGCCGTTGCGCAAGCATTTGGTTCTTTGAACAAAAATCTTCGAACAATGGAATCCGATTACAAAACTCTTAAAGATACAGCGACGAGCGCGAAAGGTGAGGAATATCAGGAGTTACTTGCAAAATTTCAGGAACTTGAATTAGAAAAACTTCCGGAAAAGGAAAGGGAAGCGATACGTCTTAACGGAGAAGTCGCAAAACTGAAAGGGCTCCATGAAGTGGAATCGAAAAACTCTGCACGATACAAATCACTGTTCTACGAGAATGCGATTCAAACCGCAATTAACGCGGCGCTCTCCAGCCATGAACTATACGATGCTGAACAAACCTCACAACTATTGAGAGTGTATGGTAAACCGGCACTCATCGAAGATACAAACGGTGGATTCAGAGTCGTATTAAACATGGATTTCGATGGGAACGGCGTCCAAGAGTTCGACCCAAAAGAAGGGGCGGCAAAATGGCTCGGCCTTTCGAAAAATGCAAACTTACTCAAAAACAATTTAAACCCAGGCGCAGGGACACCGTCCGGTGGAAAGTCTGGGCCCGGCGGTTCTCGTGTATTTACACCTGAGTCTTGGCAAAGGGAATTCTCCAATGCAAAGGATGAGAATGCACGAAAGGAACTCATGCGAAAAGTTAAATCCGGGGAATATGTCGTAAAAACAGCCTAAGGAGAATTATAAATGGCTAATACACTTCTCAATCTAATTCAGACATATCTATTGCCGCAGGTTCTTCCTGTGCTTAGAGAAAGTCTTCAGATGCCTGCTTTGATTCGTCGAGATCTTGACGATGCGGCAAAAAAAAAGGGCGACACGATTCGTGTTCCTTTGCCGCAAAACATGGGGCCTGCTCAAAACATGAACACTTCGATAGGATCAACATCGACCGATCTTGATGATCCGTATGTCGACGTAAAGCTTGACCATTGGATATATAAACAATTTCAGATGGACGACAAACAGATGATGGATTCTCTTTCGGAAGCAATCATTCCGTCTGCTGTAGAGGGTGCAATCAAATCGCTTGCTAACTATATTGATCTATCACTCTTATCTCTGTACAAAGATATACCTTATTTTTCAGGGACGGCGGGAGTGACTCCAAACACTGCGGATTCGATTGTTGATGTTCGCAAAGCATTGCAAGAAAACCTTGTTCCACAAGACAGTCGTAAGCTAGTGCTTGATGTCGAGGCCGAAGCGAATTTTCTCCGTATCTTCAAGGATGTTGATAAAACAGGAGAAACCAGCGCCTTGAGAGAAGCGTCAATTGGAAGAAAATTCGGTTTTGATACCTATTCAGACCAACTCGTTCCTTTCCACACAAAGGGAACCGCAGCTGGATCTCTTCAGGTAGCTGGAGCTGTTGCACAAGGTGAAACTGTTATGAACATCGACGGGGCAGGGGCATCTCAAACTTTGAAAAAAGGTGACCTCCTTACGATTGGCGCCCTTCAGTTTGTAGTAACTCAAGATATTACAGCAAACGGATCAGGTGTTTTCACTGGTGTGCAGTTATATCCAGAAGTTCCTGTTGGTGGAATTGCGGATAATGTAGCGATTACGTTAATTGGAAGTCATACGCCAAATTTAGCATTTCACAAAGACGCTTTTTGTCTAGTGATTAGATCTTTAGAAGACGAAGAATCCGAAAGTTCAACAATCGCGGTTGCAAAAGATCCGATTTCCAACATTCCATTAAGGGTGGAGACCTGGAGAGAGTCCGGGAAAGCGACAAGATTTTGGCGCTTCGATATTCTATATGGATTTGCAACACTCAGACCAGAACTTGCAGCGAGACTATTGGGATAAAACCAAGATCCGGGAAGAAATTTCCGGTTAGGAAAAATTATGGAAATTGAATACATTACACTAAGGAAGAAGACCGCGAAGGGAATTTTCCCGGTTCAGGTTCCGCCGCATCGCATCCTTTACCATTTGGAGAACGGTTATCTTCCTCCCGAAGGAGTTTCCGAAGCAGATGCACTGAAATCGGCAAAAAATTTTTTCGAGCAGCATCAAGCAAAACTCGTGAAAGAATCGAAAGGTGAAAAGCAAACAGAGCCAGATTCCAGTAAGAAGGAGGCGACTCCGAAAGCGACATCTCCGAAGGAAAAGAAGAAACCCGAAGGAGTTTCCGAAGCGGATAAAACCGCAGATACGCAACCGGCACAACCTGCCGAAGAACAACCAACTCAAACCGAAGACTCTCATGGAGTAGAAGGACAGTAACCGTGCGTTTCGGACTGGTGACAATCAAAGAAGCGGATGACTTTCTTCAATATCTCTCAGGTGGAAACGCCTGGAGAGATATAAAGAGAAAGGAATATTACGCTTCCGGAATGGTGACAGTAATCGGAACAGCATTGGTCGGGTTCGATGTTGATTTTACCGCAGGAGTGACAGCTCTTGTAGTAGGGGAAACTCTCGATATTGATTTCCAGCTTGTCAAAGTTGTATCTATCGAAGGGCCGCTTAACGCAACGATTGAATCTATCGAACAAGATGTCATCACACCAGTCCGTTTTCGTAGAATTCCGGATACTGAGGTCGCTTCTCTCCAAACTCTTTACGAAAAGAAGAGAGAAGCACTCGTGACAGCGGACATCAAACTTACTAGCTCGACTGCATTTAGATACGATCTCGTCTCTTCGGAAACTCTTCGAAAAGCGCAGATCGTTTTTGCACTTGAGCTTTTTAAAAACCCAACTGGAAACAAACACGCTGAAAATCGTGCAAACGGGATTCAGTCTTATTCGATCTCTGACATGAGTTACACGTACAAAACCGGCTCCATCCAGGACATTCCGGAATCGGTTTTTGATCTCGTAAAAAAAGAAGGCGCTCCAGGTGCAGGTATGTTTAGACAAGGGAGGTTTGTATAATGGATCGACATGAAAGGGAACTACGAGAGATGAGCTTGAGACAGGTAGAGATGATGAGGGTTATTTTACACGATGTCCATTCTCGTCTTGATGATGCTATCTCAGATTACGTTCGAAAAACTACGAATCATTTCTCGGCCATCGTTCCAGAACAATCAGAGTATCTCTCATTCATTGAACGTAGATACAAGATTATTCTTTCTCTTTACGATGAGGCTCTCCATACATTCTATTCTTCCATCGGCCTGATTTTGGACCGTACTTACCGATTCGGAGTAAACATTTACGACCAGTTTCTTCTGGAATCTGGAGTAAATCTTACAGGAGCCATGATCGATACGAAAGCTGTATCGGTTCTTATTCGAGATGCGGCGAATGATTTCAGAATTGCAATCCAGCAATCTAAATCCATGTTACGAAATTATTATAAACTTTCGAAACAGGGAGTTCTTACAGAATCACAAATTTCGGAAGCAATCGCAAAAGGGCTTCTTGAGAAGGGGACTCCCGCAAATCCTAAACGTGTTCTTGTCAAAATGTTCGAGAATGTAGAATCCAAGACATCTCGGATATTTTCGGCCCGAGATAGAGATACACGTCAGTTCTTTATAAATAAGATTGGGAAAAGAGAATTCGAAAGATTGGAGAAAATCAACTCCAAGCTCTTAGATAAAAAATACATCCAAATCATCGATAAGAACGGTGACGAGATCAATTTCAAATTGGATACATATTCCGAACTCGTTACCCGTTCCCGGATTACAGACAGTCAGGTGATTGCTTCTCTTGAGGAAGGGCAAAGAGCGGGAATTGTTTTCTATACCGTTCCCGGCCACAACACAACTGCGGAAGTTTGCAAACCCCACGAAGATCAAATCTATACCACGGATCCCGAACTTGCCGCCGTAGGAGTTTGTCAGTTTTACGATAAGAAAAACCAACCCGGTTATCATCCTCGTTGTTCGCATCGCGGCTTCCCGAAAGTTTTCACGAATGCAAAACTCTTCCAATTCATTTCGAGAAAAGCGGGTGTTAAGTTCACGAAAGATTGGTTCCTGAAAAATGGGAAATCCGTTCCGGATCGGAGGGCAGCATGATACCTCTCGAAATACTCCGACCTGTCTACACCGAAGCAGACAATTCACTCAATGAAAACTTATCTCAAAAGATTACGATTTTCGTGGATTGGTTTAAACCGCACACCCAAATTCGGAATACCGACAATGGCACTACTTACACAACTCTGAAGGTAGTCATTCCACCGGATCAAGACATCCGTCAAACCGATTTAATCGCATGGCCACAAGGCCTTACTGAAGCCGAGTTTGCGACAAAAGGTCGCTGGCTTTCTGTTCTCTCATGGTATTTGCCTAAAGATGCAAACGGGAATATACATCATATTGAGGTGACTGCATAATGGGAAGGGAGTGGAGTGTAGACGACAGCGAGTTTATTGGAAAACTCCGCGGAACTTCCAATAAACTCGGAGAAGCGATAATCAAAGCTCTTAAGATCGTTATCTTGGGAATTCCCGCTAAGATTTCATCCTCGTCAACGGGGATTAGACCACAACGTGATACGAGTTATATGCAAGGCGCTTACTCGTCCTATGTAGGTAAAGAAATTGTCGCTGACGAAGAAATCGAGAGTCCGAAAAAAAAATCACAGTTCAAGCTTCCTCCCGTAACCGGATTCAACGAATACGAAGCCACACACATTCTCGAGGCACCTTATGCAGCTTCGCAAAATGCCGGACAACGTGAATTAAAAGACGGGAGAATCATTCAACTTAAAGGAAAGAAACCAGGAACGGGACCAGGTTGGTTGGATAAACTTACCGAACCAGACAACTCCGCTGATATCCTCGAAGAGTTAAACGATCACATCAAAGACAACATGAAGGAATACATCCAATGATGAAGCAAAGTGATGTAGAAAAAAATCAATACCTGGTTGAGTTCTTTGTAGCGTGGTTAAAGACTACTCCGGCATTCTCTGCATACACAGGAATCATTCAGCCTTTCGTAGATGTTCCAACTGGAAACAACGAATCGATTTTGGTGATTCACAACAATTTTGCGGAATCGGAACCTTTCGGAAAGTCGCAGCTCGATCTTATGGTTATTGCTAAGACTTTGTCTAGATCAAAAAACATTGCTTTCGATCTTTTCAAAAAACTTCGCGGAAGATTCAACTTCGAACTTCCGATTCCTACCTCTCTTCCAGAAGGGAAGACAGCTACAGACTTTGAACCGATTCACATTCGTAAGATCGAAGGAAACAACATTCGTCTTATCGGGCAAGTTCTAAACGGCGAATACAGATACAACGCATCTTTTTTCATTCAATAGGAGGACGAATGGCCGAAGAAAAATTAGTGAAGCTCTTTCGACAAACTCAGAACGGAAAGGTAACCGTTCGTGTTCCGGAAAACAAAGTTGAGGAACTTTTAAAAGACAAGGCATACAGCCAAATTGAAGAACCGGCGAAGCCGCAGACCACTGAAACGCAAAAGGCGCCTAAAACTACAGCGCAAAAAGAAGGGGAATAATCTATGTCCATGATTACTTTGATCAGACCAAGCGGGTCAACTGCTGTCGGTAGACCAGATGGCGGACTCATTCCGGTTGATCTCGATTACGGTGCACCATACGAAAAAGTCACAGCTCGTCCAGGAACAATCTCGGTTCCGGCAAATTCTAACGTCGTGACGGCAAATGGTGCAGCGAGTTTCGCAGATATTAAACCAGGTGACTTCTTGAATCTTGCACCAAATATTCCTGCATCCCAAGTGGAATCGGTTTCTGGGCCCTCTTCACTTACGATCAAAGAACCGCTTACTACTGCGATCACGAACGGGGTTTATAAACGAGCGTATCAAATGTATATGGGACTTACGCTTGAGGCGAAGATGGAGGAATCCATCGGATATGCAGAGTTCAAGGCCTCTCAAAGAGGAAGTCAAACATACAAGAAACTTTTGAATTCTTATATGCTCACATTTTCCGTTAAACTCGTCGAGCCTGTAGCAGAGAGAATTGCTAAAGTGATTCCAGGGTTCGCGATTAACTACGATCAAGCGACCGGAAACATCAAAGGCGCTGCTAGGACTGTTCCTATGTGGAAAGAATACATGTGGAACGATCTGACTTCTGGTAAAGGTCAACAGCTCGAAGCAACTGCTTTAATTGCGCCAGAAGTTCGTTCAATCGACCCGATGGATAAAATCGTAATTCCCAACGCTCTTTGCTATACCGAGTTTAAACAAGGTATGGATGGAGAAACGGGCGCTGTTTTGGAAATCAAATGGGAATGTTTTGTTTCCAAGGATCTCCTTTTCGCGGGTTATCCGCTCGCTTGGTATATGGGTGACCTCGATGTTGCCTAACGAGCTACTCGAAAAATTCAACCGGGGTAACGATTGCGAAATCGTTATTCCGGGCCTCGAACACGAAGATGGAAGCGTGGTTACTGTCACACTTCCGATCAATAGTTCTACAATCGGCCTTCACACTCGCTTGTCTGAAATCAATCGACGTATGGAAGCAATCGAAAATGAACACGTCGAGTGGTTCAATATAACAACAAGCGAGTTCCAGCGCCTTTTAGAAGAATACAATAAAAATCTTGGAGAAGCCGCAATTAGCTCTCAGGATTTCGCTGCAAACTTTTACAACCTTGTTCCAGAAACACAGCGAGAAGAGTGGTTAAAAGGACAAAAAGAAACAACCCGTCTACGTGGAGAATACGAGAAAATTCTAAGAGCGAAATTCAATACGTTAGTAAGTAACGCAGATGAGTACGTCAAGATTTTGGATGTTATACCATTCGAATATCCGAATTATTCGAATTATATCTCGTTCCTTGGAAGGCTCGAAATCGCAACTCCGAGGAGGATTGATCCCGGAAAAAAGTAGATCAGGATTCTGAATTTGCCATCGCCAAGCTCATGCTCCGAAAACAAGGATTCTCTGAATCGGAAATTTCCGAAATGGACTACCATACAATGTCTTCGAATCTTTTAGCGATCAGAGTCCTTGAACTTGAGGAAGATCTTCAATGGGTTCATAGAATCAAAATGATCAATCCTGAGATCATCAAACATATCGAGCCGTTTGCGGCAGAATTGGAAAAACAGATTCAGGACCTGAAAGTTGGATGGGAGCCGATCGTCCCTTGGAGTCAGAAAACGAAGGAAGAAAAGCAGAAGATCATTGATAAGTATCGAAGTAAGAACATGGCGAACTGGCAAGCAATGCAAGCCGAGTTTAAAGATAAGATGAAGGACATTAAGGCCAACAAGTAAAGAATGGGAACTGGACAAGGCTTATTAAAATTAGGGATTCAGGTAACGGGTATCAAAGAGTCGAAGACTCAAATTGATGACTTTTCATCCCACATTAAAGTTTTTACAACAACGATTAAGCCTGTTGGTGCCGCAATTAACGCAGCCATTGCGATTGATCAGCGAATTGCGAAAGCATCCACAACGACAGTCAAAGAACTTGAGGATTCTTTAAAAAAACTTCAAACCGGATTTGATAACCGAGCAATCGGCGGAGAATCCTTCAATCGTTTAGGTCGAGCTATCGAAGTAGTTCGTTCGAAAATCGAGGAAGCCCGGAAGGCATCCCAGAAATTCCAACCAATTGAACCACAAGCGGTACGACTTTCGACAAATACACTTGCAGGTTTAGAGGCGCGGCTCGAAAAATTTAAGACAAGCCTCAGTTCCTCGACAATTGGATCAGATTCGTTTAACCGTTTGCGAAGTTCGATCGAGCTTACACGAAAGAAAATCGACGAGGCGTCTGGTTCCGCGCAAAAGTTTGTCAATATCACAGCGATGGCTGGATCTATCATAGGTGGATACTCCGTCTTTGCCGGTCTTGAGAAAATAAAGTCTCTCATGGACACTGCAGAAAAAGCTGCGATGACCATGAAAGGGCTTTCAACTATCGTTAAATACAACTTTGGCGAAGAAGCGGTCAAGCCCGCAACTGACAGCGTAGAGAAACTTTCTAAGGATCTGAATCTTCAGAAAGATTCGGTAACGGCCGCTGCCAGGAACTTTATCGCGATGGGATACAGCGTTGAACAGGCGACTAATCTCATTAAAGCACACGCTAATGTAGGTTCCGTTCTCAGACAGCAAAACTACTCTCTTTCCGAATCGATAGACGTCGCCTCTCAAGGTTACAAAAACCAAAATTCTGTTCTCTCTGATGCAACCGGTATCCAGACCAACATTTCGAAAATGTTGGAAAAACACGGATACAAAATGGAAGACCTTTCTTCCGCCACGAAGAAACAAGCCGCACTTCAAGCCCTTTATAACGAAACACTAAAGGAAGCGGAACCGTTTGAAGGGAAGGCTGCGGAACTCACTGAAGGATATGCCGGTTCTCTCGGTAGACTTGATAAAGAATCTTCTAAAGCCCAAATTGCGCTTGGAAAACTTTATCAGGAGTCCATTACTCCACTTCTAAACATCGGTGGATCTTTTATGTCATCCATTGCCGGGTTCATAGGTAATAGTGACGAAGCAAAGAAACTTTCCTCGGAACTCGACGAACTTCGGGAAAAAATCAAAAAGGCTCCAGAGGGTTCGGAAGAGTGGAAGAAACTCAACGAGCAAATAACGAAGTCTCAAAGTGATCTTGATAAACTCGGTTTCACGATCAATAATGCCGGAAAATCTCTTATCGTCGCTACAACTGCAGGAGTCGGATTCTGTGCCGCGCTCGTCACTATTACAAGAACTCTTGAGCTTATGGGGTTCGAAGGCGCTAAGGCTTGGATGAAAGTGCTCGGTCCGATTGGGCTTGGAATTACTGCTGTCGTATTTACTATCGATATTGTTGAACGTTATAAGAAAGAGGGAGAACAATCCGATCTTGCCGAAAGGAAGAAGAAGTTAAAAGAACGTGCTGGCGAGGATATCAAAGAACTTCAGGACGTTCTGAACGATATTGGAAGCAAGTCTTCGTTAGGATACGGAATCGGTTCAGAAAGGATTGAAAAATTCGACAAACAACTAAAGAAACTCGGCTTCACTGCGGAAGAAACACAGGAAATTTTTAAGAAGGATTGGCTCAGCGGAAAGGCCTTCATCAGCGAGGAAGAAATAAATAAATGGAGGAGAGCACTTCAGGAACTCAATAAAGAATCCGAGAAGCCAAAAGCGAAGGGCCCACTCGTTGACTTTAGCGGATCAGGAAAACTCAAGCAAGATCTTTCAGAACAAAAGAGAATTATAGAAGAGTTCTGGAAAGCGAATCCGGCTCAAGTCCGAATAATATCCGACCTCAATTCACATTCGTTTGAATATTTAAAAAAACAACTCGATGATTTTTTATCAAAAGGTGGGGCAGATATTTCTTTAACCTTGAATGGAGAGAAAATCTCAGCTCAAGATATAAAAGGCAAAGAACAGCTTATTAAAGTTGTAAATGAGTTATCCCAACTCTATAACATTAATCCAGATGTAGTATTGAAACTAAAACCTGAAACCTCGAAGGAACTTGATTTAGTTTTAGATTCTATAAAAAATGAAATTAAGCTTAAAGGAAAAATTGAACCAGCGATAAGATTCGACAAAGCTGCAAGAGATATCTCAGAACTTAAATCAAAACTTCAAGACAGCACAGGTCCACTTACACAATTAGAATCTGGAACTTTCGAATTCGCAGAACAACTAAACCGGGCACGAAATAATTCGGGAGGTCTTGCTCAATCATTTTCAGCCTGGGCAAAGACCGGGATAAGCGCAATCAACCAAGTTGGAAGTGCCTTCACTCAACTTTTCCAGATGCAAGCACAAGCCACCCAAGTCCACGTTCAAAATCAAGTCCAACAATGGGAGTTCCAAGGACAAGTCGTTGATCGAATGATCGATGCTAATCTCCAAAACTTTCTTTCAGCTCGTGACGCTGAACTTTCCAAACTTCAAGATACCCTCGATAAAATGGCTCAGGCCGAAAAGGAGTATGAGGATCAAAAACAAGCGAGACGCGACGAAGCAGCTGAAAAAATCAAGGCCGAAAACGACGCCAATTACAACGAAGAAGCACTTGCTCTCGAAGCAAAGCACAACGCGGAAATCGCAGAGTTTGAGCGAATCCATAAAGATGATGCTGACTTCAAAACGCTTCAACTCGAATTATTCAATCGCTTGCAACAAGAAAAGGATGAATTACGAAAACGTTGGACCGATAAAACTGCCGTCGACATTGCGAAAGAAAATAAAAATCAAGATGCTGAAGATGCGAAGCGTGCAAAGGAAAACGATAAGAAACAAAAGACGATTGCAGATCAAGAGAAAGCAATCGAAGCCGATAAGGCCACTGCAACACAGAAAGCAGAGGCGGACAAACAGAATGCGAAACGTCTTACTTCCTTCCTAGAATGGCAAGCTGGACGCGCTTCTTTCGAAGCGAATAAACGAGCGCAAGTTGCAGCTGCGATGATGACAATGAGCATGGCTATCCTTCAAGGTGTCGCGGCCTGGGCAACTTTGACAGCCACCACTGGCCCTCTTGGGCTTGTGGGTGGAGCCGCATTTTTGGGTGTGATTACGATGCTTTCTGCAGCGACAGGGGCTATGGCGATCAGCACCGCTCAGGCTCAAAAATATCCTCCTTGGATGGGATTTTCGAAAGGTGGTTTGGCGGAAGGAGGGATTCCTGGAAAGGATTCGATTCCGGCCCTACTCACTCCGAAAGAAGTCGTGGTTCCGGAAAGAGGATGGGATTCTTTGGAAGGCACTATTGCAGAAAAACTCACTCAAAGCGTTTCAAATCGATCAGGAGATAACATTTTCAACTACCAACCAATATTTCAGGGGACAAATGGAAATTATCAAGATCCACGGGTTCTTTTCGAAATGTTCATGGAGTGGATGTATTCTAAGGCGAAAGGGGAGTCAGTTTTGAGTTGATCGTTGTCCCGATCCTCTCCAATCTGAACTTAGGAGTGATTATGATTAAGAAAATTACACTATTGTTAAGTTTGAGTATGGGGTTGATATTAGGATGTACTTCTGCAGAAGTTGAACAAGAACGCGAGATTACAAATCGCTATTCCTATTCGGAATCGGAGGTTCTTACAAAAGAACGCATGGAACAGTTTGATAACTATCGCGTTTCTGAAAAAACAAATCTCAGCGACAAGGTTCTTAAAGAAAAAATCATAAAATATTATACAGAGTTTAATACCTCATTCCATTCAGAACAAGAAAGATGCGAAATTCCATCATTCAAAATTGATAAGAAAGACAAAGAAGATTTAATCTTTTGGAAAAACAAGACTCCGGTATGGTGTGATATCAAAATGGTTGATGGTAGAGATTTACATACAAAAAAGGCCAGGATATTATTTCATATTATTCGAAATCCAAACGAATACAGCATCAAGGTTGCAATGGTATATATCCCAAATATTTTCGAAGACGGTGAAGAATACTACCTACGTTATATTCCTGAAATAGAGCAAGTCGAAGAAATCGCACGAAAGCACTTTCAAAAATTGGTGGCTTATTTAAAAAAATAATGGAATTCATCGTTGAAGACAATCTGGGAAAAACGCTATTCGATCTACAGGATGAATGCGTCCTTGTTTCCCCGACTGATTTTAACCTTCCTGAAGCCCTTGTGCCCAGGCTTGAAGCGTGGGGGTCGGAAGACCAATCGAATAATTTCATTGCCTCGAATAAGTTGATTTTATCAGTTTCTAAAGGATTTGAAACTGATACGGATTATATATATTTCAAATCAAAAATTAGAGCATTCTTTATAAACAACAAGCCACCATTTTGGCTAATCGACGCTCACAACCAACGCAGAACCAAAGTGAAATTTTCTTCCTTCCCAGAACGGTTCGATAAAGGCAATGAAGCAAGGATTGAAAAAGAGGTCCCAATTGAGTTCATACTTTTGGATGTCCTTTGGGAAAATTCAAGAGAATCGGATACGGGTTGGATAAATCTTCCGTCCGGTGGCAAAATAGACTTTCGGATTCCAGATTGGTATATCGATGGCCATCCCATCATCGAACTCGAAGCCGCTTCAAACCTCAATCCCGATTATTCAATCGACCTCTATGATGAACAGGGAAGCGGCTTTGCAACTCAACGGATTCAATGCCTTTCCTTCTCGGATACTACCGAATTGAATAAATACATGATCATAGATTCGGAAGTGGGTGAAGTACGGATTGGTGGAAGGGGGAACTTAAACACACCGATAAGATGGTCTACGAATAATAGTTATTGGACAGGTGGCAATTTCGTCGTCTTTAAAGCTGGCTTGAACCGAATGGTATATTCTTCAGCGAATAATTCCCCCGTGAAGATTCGAGTAAAACATCAAGCAAGGAAGGCTTAAGGATGGGTTACCAAATCTTTGAAGGTGCAATTTACGGACACGGAGAAAAAGCCGGAAATGAAATCGGTGACGGTTCGGTTTACGGAACTTCTTGTAAAGGAGAACCAACTCAATCCACGATATTCGAAGATTTTACCGGAGGGCCGGACGAAGATTCACAAGTTCAGTTCTCATCCGCTTCCGGAAGTATGGTCGCGCGTTTCCCGCTCGGAATTAAATATCCTCTTCCCTCAGAACTTAAAACCGTCGTTGACGAGAACGGACCAAAGAGCGCGGAGTTGAAACTCACGAAGAGACCCGACTTCCCTCTTCCCGATTTTGCAACTTTCAAAACTCGCATTGATGGCCGAGATGTTTACAAAGGATATTTTTATGAGACCCCTGATCAAATGCAAAAGGGGAAGGATGGTCTATCGTATAAGAATCTTGGAATGCGTAAGCGTCTTGAAGAAATCGATATAAAAAACAATCGCTGTTGGAATATACATCAGATTACAGTAACAGGTTCTACGAATACGGATGCAATTCTCTATCTCGGAGCGAATACTGTATTTCCCCAAAACCTCAACACCGGTTCGATAGAAATCGGACAAAAAATTCGAGTAAACGAAACAGAGGATTCTGAAAATGAAGGGCTCTTTGAAGTTCTTGAAATACTCGATTTATTGACCCTCCGAATTCATAATCCATCCGTCCTTCCGCAAACTGTGATCAAAGGTTGGGTCGAGATTTTTCCGAAGGAGTGGGGGAACCCCCTCACTCCGATTTCAGATCTCGTAGCCCAAGTCTTTTCGGAATACGGCCAAAAAATTCCTGTCTTTTATTCGCGAAACTTAATTCAAGATTCAATCGGGCGCGCTACACTTGGTGAGCTCGATCTCAACGGAATGACCCTTTGGAAATTCGTGGACCTTGTTCAAAATATGCTTGGCGGCCTTTGGATTGCCGGGGTTGACGGGAATGGATTTTATTTTCTGAAAGAAAGACGAACCGAACCTATCGACAAGCTGAATGTTGGATTTGCATTTAACGACGTGGATTTCAAGCGCGATGTTTCGGGTATTTGGAATTACATCAAACTCTATGTAAAGGATCCGTCCGGATCTGGTTCGAAATTCCTGACTGAAATTCGAGACGAAACTTCGATTGCGAAATGGGGAGTTAAAATGCCTCCCGGAGGCGGGATTGAAGTTCCCGCTTCAATGACGAAGGAAGTTGGTGATCTCTACCTCGCCGGAATTCTCGCAAAGCGAAAAGACCCCAAATACATCATCACAATCAACAACGCACCTTTCCGTTATTACGAGTTTGGCGACTATATCGTTCCGACGACGCCGGATAATTTTACAGAATCACTTGAGGAAATGGATTCGCTCACTGGATTCGTAATATCCGATCCCACGAAGTTGTCGGTAACGACCGATTCAAAAAATCTTACTGCCGGAGCAGCATCTCATAAACTCGTCTTATCCAATGCCGACGGCGTAACTTACCGAAAAACAGTCAACAAAAAAGTATTCTCACTGAAGAAAATTACGTTCCAAGTTATGGCGAACGAGCAAGATAATTGGGTCGCGAATCCCGGTGGATTTATACGATTCGGACTCGGAAAAGCGTCCTTCCTTGAACAGGATTTGATTCCGGTTCCGATTGGATATAAAGACGGATGGATCAAATTCGAAGTGGACGTATCCACGATGAAACTCGATTTCATAGGCGAAATCGGATGGAAATTTTTCAGTCCTCCTGACTGTATCGTATGGCTCGATAACGTTGAAATTTTCTCACACACGACCCTTGAATTTTTAGTCCCCCTCAAAGAAGTCGAATACAACCAAGGGAAGAAACGTTTCTGTAAACTTACCTTTGGTTCAACCGATAACCGATTCGAGAAATATCTCGCAGGATACACCACACAGATTGAAACGCAAAAAATAATGATGAGAAAATAATGGCACTACCACCAATTCCTGTCGGTCTACAGTGTATTGACTGGAGATACGACGAGATTACTGGAACTTTTAATTTTCAGGAAATCACTTCCGAAGTTCATAGTGTTCAAATAATCCCAGAATACGCTGGTCGACGAGGATTTAAACTTTTCGAAAGGCCAGTCGACAACAGTACTCTCCTGATTTATCAAGGTAACACGGATGCTCATAAGGTTCCAGAGAACCGACAATCCAGAGTAGCAACCGCACCAACTGGTTCGCAAGTATACGTTTCTCCACGTATTGCGTTAGTTGTAGTTCCAGACACAGTTCCAATCGGATCGCAATATATTGTCAGTTATTTTGGAGTAGGATCAGTTAAAAACGTCCAAAATGACCTATATATAGAACAACTTGCACTTGCTGAAAAACTATCTCGTGATGGATCTCTACCGATGTTAGGGAATCTGAACGCAAATCTTAATAAGATTATCAATCTTGCAGCCGGAACCAATCCAAATGATTCGGTAAGACTTTCGCAATTAACGACGGTGATAAACAATCTTGCAGCCGAAGTGGCCGCGAGAACAAACGCGGATAATTCGATAAATGGTCAACTAAGTCCTCTCGCGAATCTCGTCAAGTGGGTAGAGGCGACCGTAAGTGTGCGTGATTTTACAACCGGTCCACAGGGGGGACCAAGCGGAACACTCGGAATGGAAGCTTACGCTCCGCGACGAGGGACTCTCTTCTGGAGAAACACTAAAGCAAACATTAGCGGATGTGGATCCTATGGATCCGGTAGCACTCCGTTTCAGATTATTGATACTGGAAGCCAATTTGAATTCCGGTGGACAAGCCCAAGCAATGCGTTAATGGAATGGATGTTGCTAAAATGGTAAACCTCTCATGAAAGAATTAAGATTATTTATGAGACGTGGTGAAGATTTCGCGCATTTTTTTGAATCTCCGCATTTAGAAGACGCGACCGTTTTCTCTCAACTCGGAAAAATAGAGAAGGGTAATCCTATACCAAAAGGAACCTTTGAAACCGAAATCGTGGAAGGTGGATACAACCTGAAGATGAGTAATTTAGAAACCTCGAAATTATCGAATGGTGCATACCGTTTCGATGTTCTTGTTCGTAGGACTGACTCTTTACAGAAAGGCGGGTACCGTCATGACATCGAATATTATGGAAGCGTAATTGTAGAATAAGATGGAAATTGATAATCCTTTAAAATTACTACAGAACTCTTCCATTGCTTTCGAGTTTCCAAACATTCCTGAAATCGCCGATCCATATGCCTTGGTCCGCTTACAGGTAAAAAAGAACTCGAACGCAACCAAGATTGAACTCTCGATAGACATTCTTCCCACGGATCCAGGATGCAATTTCGAAAACGATCTCGTCGTAGTAAATTTCGTTCCAGCACATACACGCAATATGCTTGGTGATTCAATTTTTAAATACGACCTAATGGTTACTCGCCAAGGGAAAATTTCATATCCATATCGCGGTTCTTTCGAGGTAGTCGGAACGATTACCCGAGATGGCGATTCATTTACTCCTGTAGAATATCAATCAATTCTCGAAAAACTTGCTTCCACTGTAGTGGGGTTCGGTGCTTGGATGATCGGAGTCGATGCATTTTATTGGAGTACGATACTTGGTGCTCCAAATCTCGTACTTGCCAGATGCCTCCGTTGGCTTAACGAAAATAAACTATCAAAACTAAATCCATTTGCTGGACAGAGACTACTTAAATCAGGTGCAACTGATTTGGACGTCCTCGAAACTGGAATCACAATCGACACACAAAACAACATAACCGGCGTCCCCAGTCTTTCGATTGTCAATGCACCGACCAACGCGGACCACGCGACCCGACGCGACTGGGTTGAATCAGAAATGTCTGCACGTATCCAGGCAGCCATAAACGGGCTTGTTAACGGAGCTCCGGAAACAGCAGATACGTTCCGTGAAATTTTCGAAATGCTGAACAACGATCCGCATTTCGCAACAACGATTTTTTCCGCGCTTGCAACTAAAATTCCGATCGTGGAAAAGGGAGTTGCAAATGGTGTCGCAACGTTAGGACAAGATGGTTTGATAATTCCGTCGCAACTTCCGCCGAGTGCTGCAAGCGTAACAAGTGTAAACGGACAAACTGGGGTTGTAGTAATACCCACCCCAGTCGTCTCCGTTAATGGTCAAACTGGTGCAATAATAATTGATACAATCCCCCTTGGTTGTGTCGTAGAGGACCCATTTGACCAACTGGATTCAACAAGATACAAAGTAATCAATAGTCAGGCAATCTCAAGAACAACCTACTCTGCACTTTGGAATTTAGTTAACCGAACTGTTGCAAGTATAACACCCGCAACCGATAGAATCAACGTGACTGCACATGGATGCGTTGAGGGTCAACTCGTAAAGTTCTCTTTTACCGGTGGCGGAATTACTGCATTAACAAATTATTATGTACGTAACCCGACAGCAAATGACTTCCAAATTTCGGCAACTGCTACGGGCACAATCATAGACCTAACGTCATCACAAGCCGGAACAATGCTCGTCAATGCGGAATACGGATTTGGAGATGGGTCGACTACGTTTAACATTCCAGATCGTCGTGGACTCTTTGCGCGAAACGCCGGGGTACACGGAACTAGAAATAAAATGGCCGGTGGAAACTACGACGGTGGTGCCGTTGGGTATGCTGGTCAAGATGCAATCCCTGATCACTCTCACGCCATTACTTATAACAACGTGTTAGGTATTGGTGGAGGTGCTGGAGGGAGTTGGTTTAATGCTGGGACTACTGGAACTTTTTACGTTAGTATTGGTATTTTCGGCCCGGTTGCAAACGGCGCCAACGGAACACCGCGACTAGGCAATGAAACCACTCCTGCATATGTAGCGGTAAAATACAAAGTGAGGGTAGCGTAATGAATTATATATTAGAAAAATCAAATAAACAAGTCATCTGGATCAACACGGATCCAAACGAACTTACAGGCGTAGAAGCCTGGGGAAATTTTAAACCAGACCAGCACGAGATTGTGTATTCACACCACTACAATCCACAAATCGGGGAAACGTTTGCTGCAGTGATTAAAGACGGAGTGGCGCAAGATTTTGTCCCTAAAAAAGTATATAACAAAACAACTGGCAACGAAAGAGTCCTGCTAAGCTGGGAAGATAAAATAGATCCAGAGACAGAGACGGAAGACGAACCGCTAAAAGATTCGAACGAAAATTTAGCAGAGTATCAAAAATATACGGATTCCGGTTGGATAATTAATCAAGAGCGCAAAAAAGAAGCTCTGTTGGAGAGAAATAGTCAGATCTTCTATTCTAAACTTGGTTCTTATAGAGGCACAGTTGACTACAAAGGAACCGCTTGGGACTCAGGTAAAACCTATTTAGAGAATATTCAAAAAACATTAACTCTTTACAATAAGCAGCTTATTTCATCCCTTCCGGAGTGGCGGGCTGCGGATAACCAATTTCACCTTTTAGATGCAACGGAGCTGTCTGAATTATCAGATTTAATCGAGTTAGATCTTTTTAATGCAGGTCAAAGTTTGTATGCCAAAAAATGGCGCTTCGAAGTTGCCATAAACGACAATCCTAACGTAACAGATTCCGAGCTGTCTGCTTTATGGCAATAGATCTTTACTTTGACGATTGTCTCGATAGGATACCAAGGCTTCTGATGAGCGAGTTACGTCTTTTTGATATAAACAAAGGATGGGACCACTCGTGATCGAAGAAATCCTTTCAGCATCTGGTATAGTTGCAGGAGTAGCAGCTATACACATTTTAAAGTATATTTCTGATCGGTGGACTGAGTGGCTAAAATCCAATCGTGATCGCGGAAAGATTCAGAGGGAGTTAAATCGTAATACTTCTGTTCAGGAGTTGCTGGCCGTTTTGCGTGATCATTATAACGCAAGCCGCGCAAAAGTATTCTTATTCCACAACGGGGAATATTACCACAACGGGACTGGCGTAGAAAAATTTTCTCTCACAAATATCGTAGTTAAATCTGGGATGGCTTATCCTTATGAGTTTAATAATTTTTATACCAACCAAAGTATTTCTCAATCACTCGAAATTATTAAACCTATCTGTGAATCAGACTCCGTTTATCTTCTAACAGAATCAATGCCAGAATCCTCCGTTTGGAAAGATATATTTCGGTTTAATAAAATCAAAGCCCATCTATTTGCAAAGATTGATTACAAGGGAAAAATAGAAGGCTTTGTATCGGTCTCGTGGCATGAGGATATTAATCGTATCCCTCAAAAACAGGAGATTGAAGAAGCTGCAACTGAAATAGGAATTTTACTTAGGAAAAGATTATGATCCAAGAAGGGCTTAGAAAAATCGAAAAAGGAAATTACGGACTCACTAAGAACGATTACGTACTCTCGGAAGCGTGGCACTATTCGCAAAAGAACAATGTGAATATAGACGGGTCATCTAATATGAGTTTTACAAAAGAGTGGAGACGGTTCAACCAGTGTTTCGTTTCGTCCGGAAATGCTTTTGTTAACAAATTGATAGACAACCTGATTAAAAGTGGACTGGAATACAAAGCCTCCGGCCGCGTTGACGAACTCGCGTATTTGATTCGAGTGGGGGAATACAAAAGTGGCGATATAGTTGAGAACAACAAAAGATTTTTTTGGGAACAACATCGTAAGATTATAAATCAAGTCCTTGCCGAAGCGTTTCCGGCCGCGACCCCAGTCCCCAGGGTGGACTATACTAAAGTTGGAATCAATTCGTTAAACCGACTTGCGTATGGGATACTCCTCGAACGTCAACCTATGCTAGGAATCCATCTAGGTAAAGGGGGTGGCCACATTATAACAGCAGTCGGCTATAGGACAAACGACCAGGGAAAAATCATTGGCCTCTGGATTTCGGACCCTGCTGGAGTGTATACTAAAGGATACCCCAAAGACCTCGATGGGTTCATGTCCTACCTCCCCGAAACAGTATTCCCAGACATTTTTCGCACAGATACACACATGATGGACTTAGTAAGATAACACATAAAGGAAATATAATATGACCAAACATAAAAAAACATTTTGGAGTCATCTCTCGGAAAACGCAACCAAGGGAAGAGTCTCGACGATCCTCGGAATTGCCCTCGTGGTCGGAGCAATCGTCTCCGTATTCGTAGGCAAAGCTGATTGGACGCAGGCGTCAATTGCGATCACGGCCGGACTTGCCGCGATCGGACTTGTGGGAAAAAATGGAGACAGCAATGGATCGAATAATTTATAAAAGTTTAAAGAACTACAAATACGAACTCTTATTACCCTATTGGTTCCAGACAGACATCAAGACGGAAAAACAAATTCGGATCGAAACTACTGGAATAAAAACTTTTGTCTCACTGGATACAGGCGGTCTATTACGTATAGAGGCCGGATATGCTTGGGATGGACCAAGTGGCCCGACATTCGACACAAAATCCTTTATGCGCGGATCACTAGTACACGACGCGCTCTATCAATTGATGCGGGAAGAAAAATTAGATCATATAAAATATCGTGATACTGCAGATCAGATTCTAAAAAAAATTTGTTTAGAAGACGGAATGGGCTCGTTTAGGGCCGCATACGTTTACAGGTTTGTGAGTTGGTTCGGAGGGTCTTCAGCGAAGCCGACGGACGAAACGAAAGAATATATACTAGCACCGTGATATAATCCTTAAGTAAATTCCATCTCATTTAACCCCGCAAATTGCGGGGTATTTTTTGATAAAAAAGTACAGGCAAAAAACCTAACTATTATATACTGCCGTCTCATGGCAGATATACAAAAGTTTAAACCCACAAAATTATATTACGAAAATCCCGAGAAACTCATAATCGTAGAGGATCAGCCTTTTGCCCTCTTACAAGGAGAGCAATACGAGGAACTAAGGGAATCGATCAAACGCAACGGGATTTTGCACCCGGTATATTGTAGGCAAGACTACACTGTCCTCTCTGGATCTAATAGGGTTGTAATTGCGCAAGAACTCGGAATCCTAGTGCCTACTATCCGATTCCAGGTAGATATGGATCCGGACATTGAGCAAGAGTTAGTTTATCACCTCAATACAGTTGGCCGACAAGTTAGTCCGGCCGATCGTAAACGTTTGGTATTCACACGATTTAAAAATCAAATAGGCAAATCGGGAGGACTAAAAGCAATACATCAACTAACAGGAATCCATATATCCACGCTCAAACAATATTCTGTCGAATTTCAGAACAAAAAAAAATTTGAAAACATAGGAATCTCTGAGGAAGATCGCAAGGCCGGAATCCGACTGTATCTTAAATGGGATAAATTTAGGATCGCGGAAAATGAAGCAAAGCGAGAGCGGCAAAAGTTAGAGAGACAACTGTCTGAGTTGGCTCCTCTGTCTTACTGGACAAAAGAGGGATGGAAGAAAAAGGTTAAGTCTTAACATATACATGTCTTTTGTTAAGGCTACATTTGTATACCAAGACAACGGTGGCCGACCCTTGCACAAATTGTTAAACTAGAGAATTTATTCGGAAGAGAAATTTTAAAACCTTAAGGAGGGAACTAACGTGAGCAAAAAATACAATCCACACCCAGGCGCAATTCTGAAAAACTATCTCGACGAGATTGAAGTATCTCAATATAGACTTGCGATTGAGACAGGAATTCCACGATCAAATTTGAGCAACCTGGTTTTGGGCAAACGATCTATTACCCCAGAAATCGCATTGCGTTTGGGGAAATTTTTCGGACAAACCGCAAAATTTTGGCTCAACCTACAAAATACTTACGATCTCTTTGAGGCGCAAAACGATCACGGTAAAGAGATAGAAAAGATCAGAAAATACAACGAAGCCGTGTAGGCTCCCCACAAAGCGGGAAGACAAGGGATCACATGCAATATACAAAAAAGGAACTAAAGCTAAAAACAGCAGGATTAAAATGATGATCAGTTACCCAGCGATTTTAACAGAAGATAAAAACGAAGGAGGTTATACAGTTGAGTTTCCGGATTTACCTGGTTGCATCACCGAGGGTGATACGCTGGAAGAGGCTTTGGCATTTGCCAAAGATGCACTATCGCTGTATCTCGAATCGATTGATTCGAGAAAAATCAAGATTCCTCGGCCGTCGGAAAGAAAAGGCAAGAACGTTTTTCAGATCAGACCAGAAAGAAAATCGGGTTTGCGATTTAGCTAAAATTTATTCGGAAGGGAAATTTTAAAACCATGAGAGAGAAGACGGTAGCGCTATGAAAAATAAATTTGAGAAAGACCTAGAGTCAAAAATCGAATCATCTAAATCTGTTAGCAAAAAAAGAAAAGAGGAAATTTATAGATTATTTGAGGCAATTAAGAACAGCGCTTCCGTGCCATTCCGTGAAAGCGAGTTTTGGAAAAAACATGGGCATCTCGCAACACCTGGGACGCACATGCGAACTTATCGTGAAATAGCTGGTTGGTCACAAACCGAGTTAGGGCAAAAACTTGGAGGCATAGCCCGATCCCACATATCAGAATACGAATCCGGGAAGAGGTCTATAGATAAAGACGTTGCTAAAAAACTGGCGAAACTTTTTAAAACATCGGTTGAAATGTTTATCTGATTAAACGATATAAAATATAGTTTATCGATTGACAAATCGTAAGACAGAAATACGATCGATAAACTATGAACAAAGTAATTATTTCGCCTAAATATCAAATCGTTATCCCGAAAGAAATCCGTGAAAAAACGGGATTAAAAGTAGGCGGACATCTCGAAATCATACATTACGGAAATCGCATAGAGTTGATACCTATCGAACCCATTAAAAAACTAAAAGGATTTTTAAAGGGAATGGATACTAAAATCGAACGAGAAGGCGATCGAGTTTGAACGTTGTAGATTCTTCTGGCTGGTTGGAATATTTTGCTGAAACAAAAAGAGCAGAATATTTTGCGGGAGCAATAGAAAAGACAGAATCCCTATTAGTCCCAGTAATAACTCTGTACGAAGTTTTTAAAAAAATACTTTTGGAACGAGGAGAAGACAACGCACTCAGGGCAATTGCCCATATGCAGCAAAATAAAGTTGTGGGATTAGATGCGTCTTTAGCAATAACAGCCGCAAAGTTAAGTTGTGATCACAAAATGCCCATGGCGGATAGTATTATCTTAGCAACAGCACGTCAATACAACGCTATCCTATGGACTCAAGATGATGATTTTAAGGGATTGCATGGAGTTAATTTTTTTCCAAAAAAATAAAGGAATTGATCAACATGGAACATTCTAAAGTTGAACCTATCGATCAAGTCGAAAGCACTGTGGCCGAGTGCCGTAAAATTTTAATCGAGTATATTAGATCCTCGGGAACCTTGAGACAGATCGAAAAGTGGACTAAAAAATCTAATGGAAATATAGCCAACTATCTTAACGACAAGAAAAAAGTCCACGTTGAGACACTAATTAAAATTGCCAAACAAATCAGAGACAACAAAGAATGAACAAATGTTCACTAATGAGACCAAATGTGGATTATCGGAAGTTACTTATTTCCTCATTTAAAAATATACTCCAAACTTTTTCCCCCTGGCTTAGAGTGTTTTCAAATGACTAAATATTAGTCTATATAGACTAAAAAGTAGTTGATAACAAAAGAATGATATAATATACTCAAGAGCATGGTCCTTGATGGCATCTTCGGAAACGGAACGGCTTCCAGAGTTCTATTACACGTTTATCATTATAACGAAATTCACTCTTCGGCTATCGCAAAAGATTACGATGTCGCTGTGACTCCGATTAGACTACAATTAGAAAGATTCGAAAAGACCGGAATCTTAGTTGCTAAACAAATTGGTCGATCTCGTGTTTTTTCGTTTAATCAAAAGTCCCCTTTCGTCAAGCCGCTCAAAGAAATATTGTCTATCTTTTATAATTCTTTGAGCATCGAAGAAAAGGAATCTATATTCTCAACAAGACGAAGACCCAGAGAAAAAGGAAAGCCAGTGTATGCAAGAACCTGATTGGAAAACAGTTAACGAAGAGAATCTGTGGAAATTCGTTGGTTGGCATTTAGCCAGCAAAGGAATTCATTCTGTTTTGGTCGGTGGGGCTGTCGTTTCGATTTATTCAAAGGGTGCCTACCGTTCCGTTGCATGGATCTGGTCGAAAGAATAGATTATTTTTTCGAACTCATCTGGACTTGACAGATTCATAATGTACTCGATTAGACCGCGCTTATATATGGAGATCCAGAACGACCAAACGACATCGGTCACACTGGGGTTTTCGAATTTTGTTTTGGTTGTTTGCATATTAGGCCGCCCTACCCTGCTCCGTTTTTTCCACAAATTTTACTGAAATTGGTTTTTTAACCTCTTCAGTAAAATATTTTAGGATAATCATAGATAGAGAATCTGTAACTGGTTCGAGTAATTTAAGTTCACTTGCATTGAAATTTATTTTAATATTTTTTAAAATATCATTACTCGATCTCGTCAATCGCTCTTTCGACCAATTTAAGAATTTTTCCCACTCGTCTATTTTATTTAAATTTTCTGTACAATTCTGTATAGGCATCCCAACCCCATGCCGTACGCCACTGGAATCGCATTCACTTGGAGTGGGATTCTGGAATACCTCGATACTCGGATTTTTTGTTTCAGAATCGCAATTCGTGGGATTCTGGATTTCGGTTTTAGCGCAAGCAATCTCGTGCAGAGTTATCGTATCATTGAGCCCCCTACCCTCTCGTTTAACCTCGATCCATCCGAGCTGTATTAGAAGTTTCTTATATTTTACTACGGTATTTTTGGATAGTCCCGAGCGAGAACAGAGGGTTGATTTTTTGATCTTAGGATTCTGCTCGTCATCAGGACCGAGTCCGATTGAGGCGAAGCAAACATTGCCCCGGCCTGTAAACGACCACATTGCTCCGAACACTGCGAGAGCAATTCCACGTTGATTCGTTTTTATTCGTTTATCCCGCAAAAACGCCGCAGGTATTCGTAGATGGATTCCTTCCACGTTCTTTTCCTTTCTTGCGGTGCGGACATAAATGGGCTACGCACGGCAAAAGAGTTTACCCTACTCTGTCGGGACGCATAGGATTGGCATGGAGCCTGTTTCGGTAGGTCCTCGATTGTTATCTTGGCCAATAAGTTAGAGCGGCCAAATCTTAGTTATGTCTCCTAAGATATTTTGGACTAGAAACATGTACCAGACAAATGTCAAGCAAAAAATGGGACATAATTTTATTATGGGATCTTTTGGGAAGGATGCCCTTGGGGGCTCTAACCTCCCCTCGGGCTATTTGCGATAACAATCTCAGATGAGATGATCTCTTGGTACTCTAAAATAGGCGTACGGTTTTGGGTACTATTTTTTATATTCGGATAATTTTTTTTGAATTATAAAAGTTTGAGATCTTTATCAATACTTGTTACTTGTTGGTTCGCTTTTGAAAGAATTTTTTCTCGTTTATTAATTAAGAATTCTTTAAGAAAATTTTTTTCTTTTTGCCCAAGTTTGTAGCCAGATCGAAATTTTTTATAAACCTCTTTTGGGTCAATATTATCAGCGATTGAATTAAGCTCTTTTTCTTCGGTGACCGGTCCAGCGATTAGTTTATAAGCATCTTCTAAATGCGTCAGTGCTGACGCATTTATTTGGTCTTTTTTTTCAAAAATTTTCATATAACGCTGTGCGGTGCGAATTTTAAAATTGAGATTATTTTCGACCCATGGAATAAATTCTCCATGTTCAAGCTCATCCTTTTTTTTAGTTAAAATTTCGCCAGCCTCGACTGCGAAGCGAACCATGTTTTTCCCAGCGGTAAGAATCGATTGATGGAGCCTATTGAGCTCGGTAACAATATTATCTAAATTAGTTATTTCAAAAGATTTTTCTGTTCTTGCAAACCCTGTTCGTTGACCTAGAATTGCATTCTTTTTTCGTTCGTTTTTCATTTTGAAATCTCTTTGCCAAGTTCGATAAATTGGATAGCCGCGTTTGAATTTGCTTTGATCTTTGTTCCGAGTGTAACCGCATTTTCCAAGGATTCGTTCCGGGATATGTGCGTGGCTGTGATCGGAATTTCGGCACCAATATCCATTATGTTTTCTGATTTTTTAGGTGATACATTAGAAGGTACGCATATAAGTTTTGTATTTTTACCGGCCTTAAGATTGTTGCCAATCATCTCATCTAAAATTTCGTATCCCTGAAGAGACCACCGTGAATAGGATATAGGACACAAGACGAGATCGGATACATAAAGGCTCGTTCGTAACTCAAAACAGTCTGCAGGGGGACTATCTAAGATTACATAATCGTAAGGAAGACCACGCAACGATTTTTCGAAAACAACAACCGAACCAAAATCGTTATTTAACTCTGAGTTTATACTTGCAAGTTTGGGTGTAGCCGGAATGCAATCAACGCCAAAATCAGTTTTGTAGATTGCCTCTTCGATCGGTATTCGCCCGGTCAGAACATGTTTGATATTTTGGGACGAAATGGCTCCAACGGAAATTGCTCTAAGAAAATAATCTGTAAGATTATTATTTGGGTCCATATCGACAACAAGGACTCTAAATCCAAGTTGGAAAAACGCTTGGGCAAGAAATACATCGATCGTAGTTTTTCCAACGCCACCTTTCATTGAGGCAAGACAAATAATTTTCATTTTCAATAAAAACTTTTATAAAACAGCGATTTTGCGAAAGCGTAATTTTATTACAGGACCTCAAAAACAGGTCTATTTTGTTAGAGATTTCCGGAAATTCTTCCGTAAAAATTTTAATTTTTTTGGAAAACAATCATTGTCCCAACAAATTGCTAGAGATTTGTGGGCGTATATCTAAGTTAGGCAATACGCCTTTGACTGGTAATATGTCTCATTCCTACCACACCAAAGACAAAACAAACTGAGTAAATTACTGTTTACAGGCCGTTATCAATTTGATAAATTGCGTAGTGTTTGTTGGTATCAACTTTTATAAACAAAATTGTTGTAATGGACTTACCAATACAGGCGATAAATAGAGAGAGTACCGTCTAAATTAATGGGGTTAGGGGGATTGCTTCCGAAACAAACATTGGCAGTTCCGTTATTTTTTAGCCTTCGTAAAAAAATATATACTGGTAAACTTGAATAATGATGACACCTCATTCCACAGCCAAGACAGCTAAACTTTCCGAAGAGGCGTTGGGTCGTTTGTATTATTCAAACGAACCTTCTGTGGATAATTTTAGTTTGTTGAGATACAAAAAAACTTTTGAATCATTACTATCTAACGGCACGGCAGACGAACAAGATGTTGCTGCATTAGGAATGGTTTATTATAATCTTAATGACAGAAATAATTTTTCAAAATTATTATTAGAGCATATCGATAGGTTTAATTCAATTCCGCTTTTGATAATCTATGTTCTTGGTAAACTCAATAAAAGATGGAGGGGAGACGAGAGCAGTAAAGATATTCTTGCTTATTGGTTTAATCATCATTTAAATGCAAAACAACTCCCTGTTGAATTTGTTTTGCATTTTGACTCCCTGCCTTTTTTAAGAGATCTCTATACACTGAAACATCGTCTTCTTGTCATGGCCTCTATCTCTAAAGACTATGTTGTTACATTGACAGCTGGTCCCCTGAAATACGAAACTCCATATGAATTAATTCCAGACGAGAATATGACTTATCAATTTACTAAAGACATTGGTATCGATATTGCTAATAAAACTTTTACAAAAGAAAAGAAAGAATTTTTAGAATACTATATGGGAACCGATGCGTTAGATTCTGCACTAATGCATTTGACTCCAAAGAGTGTTTCGTCTTTCCCAGACCGATCAGAATATTTTACAGCCAATATATAAAGATATATATATTGTGGAAGTGAGAACAATCGTAAATCCAATGATTCGATCAAATTGGAATATGATTGAGCAAGACCGAAACTTTAGAAAATCGTATATTGATCTTATAAAAAAGTTAAATCCAATCGTAGTAAGGTCTAAACAATTTGAGGAGGCATTCATTTTGGAGGATAAATCTATAGTATATCTCACTATGGAATTTAATTGTAACGGAAAAGAAAATATTGTCTACATAGTTAATTTAGAACAACCAAACGCGCCTTAATTTATTTCCAAACGTCAATACATTGCATTAAAAAACCCTAATGCGCTTCTGTCGCGTGTCAAATTGGGCAAAAGTAAAAATCGCTCATTTTTTCGAAACTCGTATCAAGTATGCGTCGGATAATCTGAGGCCCGACGATGACTGTGCTGAGAAAAAAGATAATAGACTTACTTTTAGAATTCGCTGAAGATATTAAAAAAAATAAAGATTCAATTTTAAAACAATCTGAAAGATACGCTGATAAACTTATTGCCGTCTTCCAGGAAAAAAACGATCAAAAATAGAGAGAAAGATTTTACGCTCCCTCTCGTCTAACTCTAATAGCCGCTCGACCATTGGCCTAAACCCAGATTCGTCCAATCGTCGATTAAATACGCGATTCCGATCTATTTCGTAAATCGTTTCAATTTGATTTTGAGTGAGTGATTCAAGCAGGTCTTTGGAAACAAATTTTTCCCCGTCTCCAAAGATTAGCCAGAATGGTGAATAACCATATTGCAACATTATCTTATAAGCAAGGTCAAAAGGTATATCACGTTTATTTGATAAATAAAGTGAGATTACTTCGGGAAAAGTATCGCAAGCCGCAGCCAGCTCTTTTGATAACAAATTAGTTTCCTCTAATATGATTTCGAGCCTTGTGCTTTGTCCTTTATCTTTATGTCTCATATATAAATTTATGTCGCTTTAAAAAATTAACGTTTTGTTAATTTTTGATTTGACTCTGCAAAACTTTTGCCTCAAATTCGGGACAAAATTAACGTTTTGTTAATATTATGTTTTCGGTGATCAGGAGAGCGAAAATGAGCGAAAATTTTGATATATTTTTAAAGTGGATTTAGATTGCTTAACATTTGTGAAGTTGTTGGAAATAGGTATGGTTTTATCGGTTTGTGTTTCGTTTTTTGTTTTTTGGCTGGGGATTTACGTTTATCGTAATTCGATTCAGAGCGAATCCTCTCAAAAATCGTTTTTACTTTTTGCGTTATCCCTTGGTGCTTGGGTTTTTATTTTGGGTGCGCGCAATGTGGTAATTCTGGAATTGCGTGAATTTTTGCATCACTTAACACTTATCCCGATCTTGTTTACTCCGTATCTATTTTTTAGGTTTGTTAAAAGTCTATTTAATCCTCAATACAAACAGAGTAGGGTAGGGCTTGCAATAAACACGGCACTAATAACGTATTTTTTGTATTGTGCTATTACTCGTCAATTTGTGCAACTTTTGGATACAGTCAATTTTTCCTATAGGCCGACATATAAATATCATATATTTATAATATACTGTGCTACGTATTTTATAGGGTCCCTGGTTGTGTTGTGGTTAGAGGTTAGACGCTATCAGCAACACAAAATACAGGCAATACTAATCACAACCGGGACTCTAATCGCTGTGGCTATTTGTGTTTTGTTTGTTTATATTTTGCCTTTGCAGGGGATTTTCCTTGCACCTTATTCGGCTGTCGGTGTTGCAATAGCAGGTCTATTTTTCGCTGCCGCAGCTTTGCTGGGCAACGCTTTGATTACGAACGCAAATATTGAGTCAGGGGATCCTGTGCCAAGATTTAGCAGGACGGTCGTATTGTTGGTTGTTGTAATTTACAAATATGTTGATCCGATTGAATTTCTGATCTTGGCATACAAGTTAGAAAAAACTAACAAGAGGCTTTGGGGATTATTTCGGGCGTTATATTTAGAGGATGTAGATATAGGGGCTCATATCCAAAAAACAGCAAAAGAAATAACAATGGAATCAAACTTATGAGACTTGTCGGAATGCCAAATATAAGATTTAAGTGTGACCATTGTGGTGCTATAAACGAGGGAGTGCCAAGTGAATTTAAAAAGAGAAATACTTATCCGCCCACTTGGGACGGCACTTGCGTCTTGTGTAGCAATGATTCAGTTATTACGCACCCGGCATTAATCTCAATATTAGTTGGGCGCCTTTTTGAGTAGCTATTAACATAACTTAATATCCGTTTACAGCTAAACAGAATACTGGTTAAACTATACATATCTAATTTGGTGTTCTATAAGACATAAACATTTATAGGCAATTCGATCTGATTTGTGTTTTTTGCACATAGGAATTTGTGGTATAATATTTTTAATAAAATAAGATCTGTTATACATTGACTGTCATAAAAAAAGTTGATTTTTTGTATCTGGACATTAAAAAATATGGTCCGATAATAAGAATCAAAGATCGAATAATGAAACTTTTGAAAAAAAATATTAATTTAGGTAGATCAAAGAGCAAAGCGCTGGTTGTAGGAATGGGTCGTGCGTTTGATTTTTTTGGGAACATTGATGATCACGCTCTAAAAGATATTTTCCAAAAATCGGATTCTGAGTTTTTTAAAGAAGATATGGAAATGATTGGAAAAGATTTCAACCGAGCATTCGACGAAATAAACATCAAATTATCAAAACACAAATAATATGGATGAACTCAATCCGAAGCAAAAGCCCACACCTATACTAAAAGACAATACCACTAATGTAAAGCATAGCTTTACTTCTGCAGAATTTTATCAAGGCCCGTTACCACCACCAGAAAAGTTGGAAAAATATGAGTCAATATTACCAGGTTTGGCGGATCGAATAGTAGCAATGGCCGAAAAACAATTAGATCATAGGACAAAAAATGAGCAGTATATTATTCAAAAGTCTTTTGATCTACAGGAGAAAGGGTTATATTTTGGAGGAGGAGTTTGTTTATTAGTAATTAGTGTCGGAGGATTTTTAATTTATAATGACCCAAACTCTGGTTGGGGATTATCTCTTGTATTAACCCCGCTTGTGGCTCTTGTTGCTGCATTTATATACGAAAAGAGTATCAATAAATCGTATGACGGTGATGATTCGGTGGACGATTAATAACATCCTTAAGTTAATAATTACAGCATTAAAAAAAGGAAGATAGATTGGTGGAAAATGTGATCTACGGGTTGATGTTGTTTTTAACAATTGGTCTTTTATTTTTTTCTTGGAATGTCCTTTGGAAGGGTTACATGGTCGATCGTACCCGCGAAGATCTATTTAAACTTCGTGACAGGTTATTTGAATTTGGTCTTAAACAAAATGGAATAAATTTTTCAGATCCAGCTTATCAAAGTTTCGAAGCAATAATTAACGGAACGATTCGGTTCACACATCGGATCAGTTTTTTGCGGTATTTAATATTTGTATTTTTGGTAAACTTGTTTATGAGTAGATACGAAGCATTTTCTAGTCTGAGACTAGAGTTGGACCAAGGTTTTAAAAAACTTGATCCTGTTGCTCAAGTAAACTTTAAGCCGCTACTTGAAGAATATGAGAGAATTGTAATATCTCATCTTGTGTTTAAATCGTTCTTTTTATTGTTGTTTACCTCTTCAGTCGGCATAGTTTATTCTATAATGCGTTTTCAGACGTTTGCTGCTGAAGGAATTTCGAAAGGCTATCAAAACTTCAGAGTAAAAGTTCGCGCTATTTACAACGGTCCAATAAAAAATATTCAGTACAACGCGATACAGGAAATGAATGCGGCTGTATCGGTTGTATAATTTACAATAAAAAGAAACTGAACAACTAGTGCTTTCTTTTTCGAAAATTTCAAAGCCTTTAGTGAGTTCTTGACAAAAACCAAATTTAATCTATTTTTGAGACATGGATTATAAAAATAGATTAAGTGCCAATCCAAATGTCATGCTGGGAAAACCGGTGATAAAAGGAACGCGGATTACCGTAGAACTTATCCTTGAAAGATTGGGAGAAGGATTGTCAATTGAAGAGATTCTAACCGCAACTCCTGGTATTGTAAGAGATGATATTTTAGCATGTCTATCTTACTCTAGCGAAGTCATATCACGAGAAAGTTTACTTGCAAGTTAATATTCTTGCAGACGAAAACGTTGATTTTCGAATAATTCAACCGATATATAAATACTGATTACTGAGGAAACGAAAACAATGGCTGCAACACCAATTCAAAAGATACCAACGCTTACGGGTGAGGCCGCAAAACGCTTTATTGAACGAGCAGATTCAACGGAGCGCCCAACTCTATCCATTTCTGAGCAACAAAGAAAAATGTACGCCGCACTCTCAGAAAAAAACAAACAAAAATAATCTTCTCTTTGTGGAGTTACCAAGTTTCGGCACAAGGTTTATCCTGCTGTACTAATAGGAAGATTTGCGACTCATTCTGAATTCCTAATTAAAAAATAAGTGACATAAAAGGCATAGTATTGTATCATTTGCCATTGTTAAATTGTCCTATATTTGTGATAACATGTAGCAAATATAGTTTTATGTATTATGATGGGCACAATGGCAACCGCAAGAAAACGTAATTCAAACCGTTCATCTGGTGAGCGTTTGCTTTTTGATTTTCAAAAATCAAAAGAAGAATTAGAACAAGAAGCCCTTGAAAAAGAATATTATGATTATCTTTTTCGTATCGATGCAAAAGTTACACGTTTTGCTTTTGATTCTGTATTAAATAATTCTAAATCATCTGGTGCAATTCCACTTTTTTACAAAGGCGATTCTACACTTTTGCGTAGACGTGCAGTTTCGATTGTCGGCACCCGCAATCCATCTAAAAAGGGTCAAGAGACCGCTGCAGCAATTACAGAAGCAGTTATAAAACTTGGATTTGTAGTAGTATCAGGTCTTGCAAAGGGTATTGATTCCGTAGCACATTCAACCGCTTTAGTAGCCAAGGGCTCGACTATTGCAGTTTTAGGTACACCAATACATAAGATTTATCCTGCAGAAAATAAATTTTTAGCAGAAGAAATTTCAGAGAATGGACTGATACTATCCATGAATCTACCACATGAGGAGAAAGGGACTTATCTTTTTCCTAGACGAAATAGATTAATGGCACTAATGACAGAAGCAACAATTGTTGTCGAAGCAGGTGAAACTTCTGGAGTAATTCATCAAGCTGCAGAATGCAAACGGCTGCATAAAAAGTTAATTTTTTCAAAATCTCTTGTCGAACAAAAATACGATTGGGTTTCTAAATTTATCAATAGTGGCGCGTTAGTCGCAGAAAGTTCTAACCATCTAAAGCAGATTCTTTAAAAGATACTCATGTCTGTATATTCTTTTAATATACTCAGTTTATCTTCAGAGCAATCTGTATATGATAAAAATCTAAAATATGGTTATCTAGCCAGATACTTTACTCCAGTCACACAATCTAAACAAAATCCATTTATGACAGTTGAGGAGTATCGTAATCTTACATATTCCCCTAATATATTAAATTACAAGGAAGGAACATCTAATGCCATAGACTTTTTTATTTTTGGAATGAAAAAATTTCTTGATCATATATTAGAGTTACATAATGAACAAAATGCTATTTTAATACCAGTGCCATCTTCAAAAGCAAAAAATGACCCTTTTTATAATAATCAACCTAAAAACAAAAATCTTGATGCACCACCTTTAAGGAAAAGAAATAGAGACAATAGA